GACGGTCGTTTCAGTTCGCCGTCTCGTCGACGTCGATCCATCCAAGCCGTGCAAGGGACAGAAGGAAGGCGCGGTCGTCGGCTGCTGAGACGGCGACGACGTTGCCGGTCGGCGGTGTCAGCCCGGGTTCGTCGTAGACGTCGGCGTTGACGACGAGGGGACACGCGTTCGTCCATTCTTCACCGCTCCAGACGGGGAGGCTGCGGTCGTCGTTGACGATCGCGTCGAGTTCGGCGCTTGACGCATGGGCGAGATGCTTGTCCCCGCCGTCGGCGAGAAACTGGGCTTGGGCTTGGTTGACCGCGTAGAGCAGATCCATTTGACGCTCCATGTACACGTCGATCGGCTGCTGCCTTGATCTGTCTTTGGCGTACAGGGCCTCGTACAGCTCGGTGTAGGTGTCTGCGAGGATGGTTTCGCCGTTGCGGCGTCCGAATTCGTTGAAATAGTCGGATGCGACGGTCAGGGTGATCACGGCTGTCCTTTCTTGGCATGACGGGGCTTTATCGACCCGCTTCGGCAGCGAGTTCGGGTTCGGGGCGGCTTGTCACGGGACGTCCCTGCTCGGCAAGTCGCCGCGCATAGTCGCCGGGGGTCGCGAAGTAGGATTTGAAGACCGTCGATCCTTCTCCTTCGACTTCGGCGACTCCGACTCCCTTTGCCATGGCCGAATCAGACGCGACCGATTCAGGGACAGTGACTGCGCTCTTGGGATCGGAGAACGCGTGTCCGCGCGCCGCCTCGTTGGCTCTGGCGCCGAGAAGGATGCGGTTGGGAAAGAGCATCTTCACCGATTGGTCGATCCCAGTATTTCCTTGGGCTTGCTGTGTGGCCAGAAGAAGACGCACGCCCACAAATCGGAGTTCGGCGGCGATCTTCCGCACTGTCAGCTTCAGTTTCTCGGTGCGGATGTTGCGCGCCGTCGGACCGCCGACGAGTTCGTCGTAGTCGGGATGCCCTTCGGGGATCTTCTTTGGCACCGGCTCGAGCATGTAGAGGCCTTGCAGTTCGTCGATGACGAGAAGGACCGGCGCCGGGCGGGCCTGGTCGGGCAGGTCGTTCCATTTGGTGACCCGATGGCGTTCCAGGAGCCTTTTGCGTTCGTCGCGCAGGTTGTAGACGTCTTCGGCAACGGCGAGAGTCGCCTCTTTCGACGCAGCTCCGTACCAGCCGTCGTTCACATAAGGTTTGCACCAAGTGAAATCGACTTCCTTGTGGGGCACGTCGCCGATGCCGATGTGCCATCCGCGTTCAATTGCCCCGACGATGAGCGCATTGACGGTCACGGACTTTCCCGACCCCGCCGTCCCCTGAATGAGAACGCCGGCCGAGTCCGTCAAGTCCAGAGACAAAGGACGCGAGGCGGCCGGGCCGCAGGCAAGCGTGACACCGAGTGGAAGCCGCATCTGCTCGGCAACGGTCAAAGCGCGGCCGGGAGGAGCCGGATAAGGAACGACCTTGGGAAAGGAGGGAATCTCGCCCGGGCGTATGCGCCCACGGTTGGTTTTCGAGTCGATGGAGATCCACCATCCCTGCTCGCCGATCGCCGTTTCGACCGCTTCGGCGAGTCTCGCGTCGTGTTTCGAGGGCACATAGGAGACGGGCACAGCGATGTCGTACCCGCCGCCGTCCACGGGGCAAATGCCGATGTCCCAAGGCCGGACGGACAAGGCGACGGCGAGGGCGTCGCGAGCGCGCACGGTCGTCTCGTCCAATCGAGACAGGGTTGCGACGCCAGTGTCGACGTCGATGCCGGTGACATGGTATCCGGGGTAGATGGATTCGAATCCTGCGGCTTTTCTGGGGATTTCTGAGGATCGGGTTGACGGGTCGAGTCGGACGAGTTTGCGGTCGGCCCCGGTGTGTTCGACGGTGTCGACGTGGGGGCGGTGGACGAGGGTGGCTCTTCCTGTCTCGGGTTCGTAGGAGTGGAAGCGCCATCCGCGTTCGCCTTTGTCTCGTTCGACGCGAGCGACGAGGGCGCGTGCGTGCCGGTCCGGGTCGAAGCCTGTCAGCCCGTCGATGTGCAGTATCCGCTGCTCGCTCATATGCGTCTCTCCTGTCGGTCGCCGAGTTAGTGTGCGGGAGAGACGGCGTCCCGGAACATGCCGGAAATCGCGGATTGAGCGGTTCGACGCCGGTGTGAGCGTGCTGCGGTGCACGAGACCGGCGTTCGGCACACATAGATGTCAGCGACACACGAAGGAATACTCAATACTTATGCAAATTCGGCGTTGGAAGCTTACAGACGGGGCCGAAGGGGCTCTGTATCCTGAGCCCAGCTTGACAGAGTTCGTCAAAACGACGGCTGTTTTCCTGGAGCAGTCGGGGCTGGCGATCTCCGATGTCGTCGCCTCTCCGGTGACGGCCATACCCGTCCCGGTTTACGCAGACGGCGGCCGCCCGCGCCGCCCGTGGGACGTGCGGCCCGAGTTCATGTGGCACCCGCTCATGTGGCTGCCGGGCCGGCTTCAAGCGAAAGCCCGGGTGACGATGCCTGACGGGACAGCGTTTGTCGAAACGGACGAGCAGTGGGCCGTGCGCGTCCTGACAGAGATGCAGGGTGCCGGGCCGTTCTCCGCTCTCGGCCGCCGGTGGGTCAGGCTCGCCGACTACCGAGGCGTGCCCGTCGTGAAATTCCGTCAGGGACGCGACGGCGTCGAATTTCCTGACAGAACCTACGATTTTTCCGCGGCTCATTGCCTGCGCCCCGCTACGCGCGGCGACGAGAAACTCCTGTCGCCCTATGACCCGTCGGACGGGACATGGCTCGATGTCCCGTATCTGGTCGGCGTCGACGTCACGACTCGTGACGGCCTCGCCCGCATGGAGCGTTGGCTCGCAGGAGGAAGCGATTCGGCGCTCGACAGTCTGGACCTTGAGGCTTACATTCGCGCGGAAGGGCGGGACGACATGTGGGCGATGAACGAGTGCTATCGCCTGTTCGACCAATCCGAGGCCGACCCGGACGCGCCCCTGACGACGTTGAGCGACGACGTCATCGGGGCCGGATTTTTTCTTGCGGCAAGCTCGGCGTACACCTCATGCATGACCTTCGTCGATGCGTTGGCAGAAGGCGTCGACGAAGCGCAGGTGCGCCAGTCGCTGGCCGGACTAGTGACGGTCCTCGCCGCTTGCCTTCCCGGGCTTCGCCCCGGATGGGATCTGGGCGACCGGCTGGCCGCCGTCGAAAAAGACCTCGGAGGCCCACTGCCGCAGGAAGATCTCGAACGACTCATCCGCATTACTTCCGACTGCGCGTTCGCCGTGGCGCTCGCGCTCGAGCCGGACTATCTGCGTTTGGTTGAGCGCGACGGGCTGGCTCGCCGCGACATGGCAATCGAGCTCGTTGACCGTTACGGTCTGCCCATTGAGCAAGTCGAGAGCATCGCAGCGTAGCCCGTCGTTTGCCTGTTGCCTGATTTCCGACCAGGAGTGAGGACAGTGGCCCCTCCCAGTCTGGGAGGGGGCCACGTGTTTGGAGTTTTCTGGTTTCCTTCCACTCGCAAGGTCGAGACTTTGCCGCGGGGTTAGAAGACGATCTGAAACTGTTCGCCGCATTCCTCGCAGCATCCGTGGCGGTCGAGCGGAAGGCCGCAAAAGTGGCAGTCCCGCCGCTGCCGCTCGCGGCGCTGGGGCTCGTCGATCGCCGCGTATTCATCGGCGATCACCCGAGCTTCGGCCTCTGTAGCGGCGATTTGGCTTTCTTGGATCGTAAAACTGTAAGTTCCGCAGTTTACAGGTTTTACGGTGTGGCGGCGTACTCTGAATCCTCCTGCCTCCTTTGTGATGGTGGCGTACCCGCTTCCATTCTTTTGGATCTTGAGGGTAGTTTCGAAGTTTTCGGTGATCTCCATTTTGGATCTTCCTTTCTCTTTCTGGCGGGGCCATCCGCGCACGAATTGGCCATATAAACTGGTAGTTACTTTTCCGGTCGGTTCCAGGTCAGGTGGCGGCCCGAGGAGAGGCCGATCCATCCGTAGGCGAGGCCGACGGCCATCGCCAGGTAGGAGAACTGGGGGATCGCGACGGCGGCGACCGCCCAGTTCGCGGCCCAGTACGTTTTCATGCGTCTGGCCTGGGGGTAGTAGACCAGAAGGGCGATCGTTGGGAAAGCGACGGTCGCGGCGTATGGGGCGATGTGCCACGTCGAGGCGACGTAGACGACAAGCGCCCACCATGCGCCGCAGGCCAGTGCGACGGCGGCGGGAAGAACGAGTTTTTTAATCATGTCGGGGATGTGTGCCGCCCGGTCTTGGTCGTGCGCAACAAGCCCGCCGACGCTGTCCAGCCACCCGCGTGTAAGCGTCGGCTCCGGAGCGCTCAGTCGGCGTCGGCTCCTTGTGGAAGGTCGATGTGCCCCCACGCGTCGACCTTCCATTTCCCGCCGACTTTTTTCATGCGGAAAGCGACGATCTCGACGTTGTACCCGTCTCTGCCGGGGGACGTGTCGTAGAGTCGGCGGCGCTTGCTCACGTCCTCGCTGGATCCCCACACGCATTCTTGACGGGCGGGCAGCGCGAGGGTGAGCTGGTCGCCCGTCGCCGGCTCCTTGTCGGTCACCCAGGACTGTTCGGGCCAGGCAGTGCCTGTGCAGGACATGCCTTCGCTGTCCATTTGCCGAGCGGTTTTGTGGAACTCGTACGAGTTCAGGTAGTCCCTGTCGGCCGCCGCGATCGCGGCCGTCGAGTACTTTCGCGTCGTTTTCATCCACGCGCCGTATGGTTTGTCCCAGCGTTGGCGCGCCTGCCAGTAGTTTGACGCGACGTCGCCTGCCGCGCGCCAGTTTTGGCGCCACTGCCGGGCCGACACTCCGCGGGGAACCGGGGCGCGGTTCCCCGTTCCGTGCCCGTCGTCGCCGTCGCTGACGGAGGGCGGGGCCTCTGGCGTGCTTGGCGTCGGCCGCGTTGACGCGGTGTACGTTCTTGCCGAGACAGACGACGAGGGGCGCGGCGTGGCTTCATGGTCGGATCCGCACGCCGCGCACAACACGGCGATGATGACGAACGGTCGTTTCACTGGTGCTCCTTTTATCGGCACGGAAGGGTCGTCTTTTGGACGATGGGTTTCTGCTTGCCCCACACGTCGACTCCGTGCTGGGTCAGAACCTCGACCGGGTTGAGGAAATCCTGGTTGCGCGGCACGAGCGGGCGAGCGGATCGGATGACGCCGAAATGCAGATGAGGGCCCGAGGAGCGTCCCGCGTTGCCGATGGCGGCGATCTGGTCGCCGGCGTTGACCTGCTGTCCAACCGAGACTTTCACCCCGCTGTCGGACATGTGGTTGTAGATCGTGTAAAGGTTGCCCCCGTGGTCGATGAGGACCGCTGCGCCCGAATAGTATTCGGACTGTCCGTCTTTGAGGATATAGGCGACTTTCCCGGACGAGGCGGCATAGATGGGTTTTCCTGCCGCCGACCCGCCGAAATCGACTCCTGTATGGAAGCCGCCGTTGATGGACAAGGCCCGGCACCCGAACGGGGATGTGATCGACACGTCCATTCCCGCCGGACGAACCCACGCCCCGCCTCCCGTCGCGGGCGGAGCGTTGCCGTCGGTGCACCTGACGGTCCCCATGGAGGCAACGAGGTCGCGGGCGGCTGTCGACCATTTGCCGTAGGCGTCAGGCACTCCCGACCGTTGGACTTTCTGGGCGACGACGCCCGGGTCCATGTCGGCTGCCCCCGGGATCTTCCTCATTCCTCCCGAGGAGGCAACCGAGTCTTCGGAGCCGAGGAAGTTAGCTACCGATTGATCGATGCTCATGGTTTGCTCGACGGTTCCCCACCCCATGAGCGGGCGCTGTTGGAAGATGCCCATCGAATCGCAGTCTCCGCCCAGACCGTCATGCGGAAGGGCCTGTGAATCGGATGCAAGTTTGGCGACGTCGGAGGAGGTCAAGCGTCCTCCCCCGCGTTTCTTGCAGTAGGGTTGGAGCCCTTTGCCGTTGTTGGCCAGCACGCGCAGCCGAGACTCGACAAGGCCGACTTCTAAAAGGGCGATCTGCTCGTTGTAGGTGGCATGCCTTTTGACTCCCGCCTCGTAGAGGGCTTTCGCGTTGCGCACTTGCGCCGAGGAGAGCGTGAATCTTTGGGAGCCGTCGTTGCGGGAGACGGAGATGGTCTCGTCAGTCGTGTCAAGGCCGTCGGGTTTGGCGGACGTGATCGTGCACTGCGGGCCGCCGGAGGCAGGAGGGTCCTCGATCTGCCCGAGTTTCCAGCGGCGGGCCGTCTCATAGACACGGGCGGCTTTGTCTTTGCTCATCGTGGAGACGGGCAGGCCGCCGATGGCCGCGACCCATTTTTCTTTGTTCTTGCTTTCCGTCTCGGCCTCGTCGCCGCCTGTCGCGACAGCAAGTTTGCCTTCGCTGCTGACGCGTATGTCTGCGCCGAAGCCGATGCCGTTGAGTCTTTTCGCGATGAACCTGGCCGCTTTCTCTGTGTTCTCGGCTCCTTCGACGCCTGTCAGGTGGAATCGCCCGTTTCCGCCCGTGAAGGTCGGCAGCGACGGAGACGCCTGCGGAGACTGCGGGGTCTCGACGGGAGTCGGCGTCGATCCGTCGGAGGCCCCGGAAACGCGTATGGCGTACGGGAGGCGTTTGAGGGTCTTGTCGTAAACGTTCAAGGAGCGTTTCCCGATCGTCCACGACGGGTTGGCAGCGTCGAAAATCTCGCCGTTTCCGAGGTAGAAGGCGACATGGGAAATGCGTGAGAGGTTCCCGTCGTCGTCGAAGAAGACGAGATCGCCAGGGCGCAGGTTGGCGGGATCGGACGCGTCGATGCGTTGCCCGCCGTAGGAGGCATAGCCGTTGTATTGGGCTGCCGGGGTGGCGCCGATGTCGATGCCTGTCGTGTGTTTGAACGCCATCGAGGTCAATCCCGAACAGTCGAAACAGTCAGGGCCTCGAGAGCCGCAGCCTTGACTGGACGGGTTGGGCCCGGAGTGGCGGTATGGCTTTCCCGCTTGGGACATCGCCCACGCCAAAGCCGTCGTCTTGCCCTCGGCGCGCGCGGCCGACGTCTGCGACGGCGACGGCGAGTTCGACGGCGTCGCCGACGGCGAAGCCGATGAAGATGTCGGCGAGGGAGTTGAAGGAGTCGTCTTTCCGGCGGCGAGCACGGCGACGACCTGCCAGGGCACGGATGTCCCTTCGACCGCTTCTTGGGCGATTCGATAGGTTTCACCGTCGATGATCCCGGCTTGACGAAGGGCTTGGACGGTTGCCTCGTCGACGGCCGACGAGCCGCCAGACGCGCCTGAAATGACGGTCGTCGTCGACGACATCGACCCCAGCGCCAAGCCAAGGACCGCAGCAAGTGCGAAGAAGGCAGAAAGGACCTTCTTCTTCTTTGCCGTCACATGCGCAGACACAGCCCCTCCTCACCAGCGGATGGTCGGATCGACGCCGGCCGGGTAGTATCCCTGCCTCGACCGTTCAATCCGCGCCACGTAGAAGCGTGAGGGGACTCGGTCGGATTTGCGGAGGTTGTGCCAGGCGCACAAGGCTGCGCCGTTGGACAAAACGGTGGGGCCCCCGCGGGAGTGCGGCCAGACATGGTCCGCGTGTTCGGCATCCGCCCGGCATCTGTGTCCCCACCAGGCGACATGTTCGCACCTGCCTCCCGCACGCGATAACAGGGTTGAGCGGTCGGCGGACGTGAAGGCTCGGCGTTTGTCGCGTCTGACCGCTCGCCCAAACCGACGGCGGCAAAAGACCACAGCCGACACGGCGGCCGCAAACCAAACCACCGCGCGGGCGTCGATGTCCGAGAAACTCATACGCTCAGCCGTGCGACTGACGCCGATGGAGCACGACGCCCGCCGCACGGCTGTTCCTCCTTTCCGCACCTAGTTGCTCTGTCGCAGGGAAAGTGTGCGGAAAGCCCGAGCGGGCCCTTCGACACGGCAAACAAGACAACACAAGACAACTTCCTCTTTGCCGACAGGCCGCTCCCTTCGCTCTATTCGGCGGTCTCCCGGTCGGCCGGGTTGGTCGAAGCCAAAGCAAGGAAATCGTCGGGCAGGCGAACCTCGGTCGGGACGACACGGTCGGCGACGTCGGCATACAAGGCGACCGAGCCCCGAGCGACAGAGACAAGCTCATTCGTCTGCGGGTCACGCTCAATCAACGCCCTCAACGACTTGTAATTGAGATACTTCTTGCCGTTGGTGGCCTCTAGGATCGGCGGGGCCATGATCCGGTTGAGAAGCTCGGCTCGCGGCTCGATACGCAACAGTTTGCACGCGGCCCGAGCCTCGTTTTCCCGCCGCATCCCCAAAATGAACCCGGAAGAAAACGGAACCTTCGGATCCCCGTCGCCGGCCAGAGCGTCGGAGACTTTCTGAGAACCCATATAGATCGACACCCTCTGCGAACGCGCCAGTCGCGCCAGGGAATCAAGCTCAGCCTCCGAGGCCCGGAAGAAGATCCACGCCTCGTCAAGCGCGACGCATCCGTCCTCGCCGCGCACAGCGATCGTCGAGCCGCGCACAAGCATTCGCACCAGGCTCATCGTCGTACGCGCCGACAAATCCCCTCCCGCCTCGTCGATGTTCAAAGCCATGTCGCCAAGACGCACCATCGTGAACCGATGGTTGAACGACAGGCGCGGCCCGTCATCCTCATCGCCGATGAGCGCCGATGCGAACGGCACCGAATAGGCGTACTTTTCCAAGGTTGAAATCATGGTCTCGGTCGCCTCAGGGATGCCGGCCTCCCGCGCCCGGCAAAGCGCCGTCAAAATCGACGCCGCGCCGCGATCGACGCCGGCCCGCAAAGCAACCGTCAACGGCAACTCCATATCCCGCGTGGACGACCCCCACGGGGCAATGTAGGCGAGCATGGAGATCGCGAGCGCGATCCCGTCGGCAGGATCCTCGGTCAGGCGAAGGGGGTCGAGAATCCCGTTCGATCCGACGATGTCGGACAAGGAGACGACCTCTCCTCCGTAATGTTCGACGACCTTGGTGAAATCAGACCCTTCTTTCGGGTCGATGTAGACGGTTCTGTGGCCCAGCATGGCGTGCTGCAAGGTCAGCCACAGCATAAGCATGCTCTTGCCCGAACCAGATTCGCCGAACACCCCGTACAAGGGCGGAAGGTCGGCCTGGCTTCCCGCAGCCGCCACGTTCGACCACACCGGTTGACGGTCAAGCTCGGTATACCCGACGAACGCCGACCCATGGGGCTTGTCCCCCACCACCGACAACGAACACACACCCGAATAGGCGAGCAGCCCCAGAGACATGTCGTGAAGCATCGGGTTCGTCCGGCTGGTGGGAGCCAGCCACGTCTCAGACATCGCCCCCATCTGCCTGTTCGTCAACACAGAAACGTCGATGCCGGGAAACTGAGCTGTCGCCAGTTTGTCCCCGTCTCCGTCAAACGCGATGACAATCGACACATCAACCATCGACGGGGCCGCGGCGCTGCCGCCCGAGTAGACGTCCCGGACACGCCTGAGAGCGTCGATCTTCTCAAGCTGCTCAGGGGTCGCCTCCTTGCCGTACTTGCGTGCCGCGTCGGCGACGTCAAGCTCATAGCCCGACTTGTTCCGCTCGATCTCCCGCGCCGTCATCTGACCCGGCTCCAAAAGCCCAGTCACAGACACGCACACGGCGCCCGAATTCAAAACCGGGAGGAGCCACGACGCCCGCGGATCGAGAGCGTCGATGTCGGGCGCGTCGAACTCGGTCACCGACGCGAACGAGAGAACCGAATGCCCGTCCATCGGCGGCCACCGGTCAAACGGCGTCTTCTCCTCATACAGCTGCGCCGCCCGGCGGGCCGCGTCAGCCGACCGGAACACGTGGAACCTGCCCGGCTCGAACATGTACGGAGTGTCCGGAGTCCTGCCCATATTCCACCAGGCACGGGCCAAAGACATCTCGTCCCTCGTCGGAGTCGACATCCCCCACCGAGCCATAATCGCCCGAACCCGGGCATAGTCTTCATCCGTGCTCGCCAACGACCCACGCCCCGACTGGAAAAGAGACGTGAAACGTTCCAGCGTCGTCGACCACGACGACGAGACCACCGAATGGCGAAGCTTGACCCCGTACAAGACGACCCTGCGCGTGACAATGTCGCGCCACGAGCAGAAATCCCGCTCGAGCATCCCCCGCAGCGGATGCGTCGCGGGCGGAGCGAACATCGCATCGACGTTGACTTCCAGAATGTGGAAAGACCTATAATTTCCACGTTGGACACGGCACCGTTTGACGCCCAACGTCATGGTCCCGGCCGCCAGCTCGGTCGACGCGCCCATCAACGGCTCGGAGACCGCAAGACGCGCCGCCAGCGTCTTCGCGTCGATCGTCGGGCCCATCGGCACCGCGAAATACGCCCAGATCGACCCGTCCTCGGCAAACAGACGCCCATCCGGGGACACCCCGATCAACGACGTCGGCGTCACCGGCGCGCTCGTCCGATCAAACGTCCCGAAATCAGCCAGACGCGCCCCCTTCTTTTTCTTCATCATTCGTCACCCGCCTTCCCCGTCGACTCGGCAGGCTCGGACGGACCCGGCTCCGCCGGAGCCGACGGCGTCACCGACGGCGAAGCCTGGTCCGACTGCGTCGGGCTGGGAGTGGGAAGATCAATGCCTGCCACGGCATTCGCATATGGTTCGAGCGACGGCCCCGACCCGGCCCCTCCCCACGCAACGACACGAGGCGAAGCCGTATTCGCCCCGACAATGAGAACGTCGTAAGCAACCGACGCAGCCTTGCCTTGCCCATCGGGCCGAGCCTGCCCCCACGTCGGAGTCACACTCACACGGGCAATGACCCGCGAGGGAACATCCCCATCCTCCACCCGACGCAACGCCGAAACGTTTCCCACCTTGACAACGACCGCGCTCGCGGCAGGCATCGGGACATACGCGCGAGACTTATCGGCGTCCCCGACCGCCTGACGCAGCCGCCCGCCGTCGCCTGAATACAGCGCCTCGGCCCACGAACGGGCCGCGAGCGCCATGTCCTCCCCGTCCAGGGACGAGACAGGGATGGCCCCCTGCCAACTCGACTCCGCCTCACTCGTGTCAACAGGCGCATACGGCGTCAAAGACGGGTCGGCTGCCACAACCGGGCCCGCATCCGTCATCGCCACAGCCACCTGGGTGCGGAAAATCTGCCCCGACGCAGAAGCCACCGTCAGCGTGTGGACGTCGATCGGCCAATCCTTGTCTTTACGCCGGCCCTCTTTCTCGGCCCCTCCCAGATCCTTTGCGCGTTCCACCCCGTCCCACGAGACAAGGTGGGCGTGCGGCAGCGGCGCCGGATCACGGCCCAGCCATGTGCGCACCGCCTCCATCGCCACCGCCCGGCCTTGCCTGCGCGCATCCGACAGCCCGCTCGTCACATGTCGCGCTCCCACCGGACGGTCAAGAACCGACATCAACGCCACACTCACAATAAGCAGGAGAACCGGCCCGCCGTACACGAGCGTCTTGAGGAAACGCCTCTGCGCCTTAGCCGAACGGAATACCCGGCCGATCCGGGGAATGTCCTCGCGCGTTCCCTCAAGCAGATCATCGTCCCACGGATTGTCGACCATTGCCCGTCGTTTGACCACCATGCCCCCTCTCAGTCGCAAACGAGGCCGATGGACGCCTCGATCGTTGCCCGCTGTCCTTCACTCAACCCGTCAAGCAAGTCGACAAGGTGGCGGATTGCCTTCACCTCATGCGCAGGCAGCCCGCCCGAAACCATATCGAGCCCGCGCAACACCGACCACACCCCTCGCGAGCGGGAACGAGACGAGCCAAACAGGGTAAACAGAATCTCTTCACGCGACCGCGACGCCAAATCACGCGCCGCGAGAAGACCAGCCGGCTTGCCGTCCGCCGTGAGAATCGCGGTCGCCACAGCGGCAACATCGTCAGGATTCTTCACCCCGAGCTGACTGGCCGCCAATTTCCGGACAGCCGGGTCGGCCCCCGCCACCTCCAATGTCTTCGCCACGTGCTTTTTCACCACGTGGCGGGAAACAACGGGCTTGCGCTCGCGGACAGACTCGCCCGTCTCGCCCGTCTGAGACGGTTCAGCTCCCGGAGCGTCCTCGCCCGAAGCGACAACGTCACCCGGAACGGACGCGTCCTCCTCATCAATCTCCTCTTCCAACGACGCGGAGGCGTCAGCGTCGTCAAAGTCGCCGTACAGGTCGACGTCGTCAAGGTCGGTCATGTTCTCTCCTTCTCGTGTAGGGATTCACCGGAGAAAGTGTGCGGACCTTCAGACAGGCCGTTACAAGCGCCGATTCTGCGGACAAAACCCCTGCATCCCACGCCGACACAGACACGAGCGCGAATATCGACGCGCCGTCCACCACCACCGCATCAGACCTCCTCGTCTGACGGTCACGGAAGTTAGGTCCAGGGCGTGAAGCGGCGACACATTGCTCGCCCCGGAAACTCAAGAGGCCAATCGACCACGACGGAAACCACACACAAGACAGCCGCCAACCAGACCGACGCCTATTGACGTCTTTCCACCGCCGAAGTCCCGACGAACATCTGGGATGTGTGCCATCGACGATCTGCCGTGCACACTCCCGCCCTCGCCCGCACACTTTCCAGACATGAACGCATTAGGATTCATCGGACCAAAAAACATACTCGACCTCCTGGCAGGAGCAGGCCTGCCCGTCGTCTCACACCCCGACCCAATTCTCGCCGCAAGACAAATCGCCGCGCACCAACCCGAACTGACCATCCTCATCGACGCAGCCGACCTGCCGGCGACCCTCGCCACATGGGCGACCGTCAACTCCGCCGGACTGAACCTGGCCATCCTCGACGCCCCCGACGGCGTCCTCGCCGCCACGCCCGGCGCCATCCACGTCCCCCGCACTGCCCCCGTCCCGCTGGCCACCCTCTACGACTACGCCGGACTCGAAACTCCCCGCCAGGCGCACAACATCACCATCCCCGCACAGACGAACGAGGCATCCAGCAACGAAACGGTCTACATCCCGCCCGCCTCAACCCCACTGCCCTCGCCACGCCGAAAGGCAATCGCCTCCATCGGCGAAACCTTCGCCGCCGCCAGCACCGCCCACCGACGCCCCAAAGCCCGTCTAATATTCGCCTTCTCCGGCAAAGGCGGCGTCCTGAAAACCACAATGGCCATGACCCTCGCCCAACGTGCCGCGGTCGCAGGCAAGCGCGTCCTCCTCATCGACGGCAACCGCGGGCAAGGAGACATCCGCTCCTGCCTGCGCCTGTCAGGCCACCACATCCCCACGATCTACGATCATGCCGTCGGCTACCCCCTCGGCAAATGCATCCTCCCACCCGAGAAAATCAACGCCCTGCGCCCCAAAGGCCTCGACCCGGTCGCCTTCTACTACCTGGCCGCCCCCGAACCGGGCATGACCTCCTCACACGTCGTCTCCTCCGACGCCTACCGCAACGCAATCACCGCAGGACGCGAAGGCGTCGGCATCGACCTCGTCGTCGTCGACACGCAGGTCCTCAACGACACCGACGAATCCGGCCTCGTCGACCAAGTCTTCCTCCCCATGCTCCACGACGACGCATGGGCCGTCGCCCTAACCGACGCCTCAAGCCAATCCGTCGAAAACATCGCCCACCGCCTCGACGACTTCGGACTCGACCCAGCCCGAACCTTCATCGTCGGCACCCTCATCACCCAACGCGAACAAGCCCTCTCCGACCCCCTGCGCTCCTTCGTCCGCCCCTGGGGAGCCTTCGCCGGAACCGTCGGCTACAACGAAGACGCCAAAGACGCCCAACGTCAAGGCAACCTCCTCGACCGGTCCCCCGTCTTCCGCCAAGCCACCGGCACCATCCTCACCGCCGTCCTCGGCGACCACTTCGACGACACCGCCCCCACACCTCCCCGAACAGGGCTGCGCCGCCTCTTCACCCGCCACACCCGATGAAACCAACACCCCACACCGGACACGCCGCCCGACGCCACGCCGAAACCGCACGCGGACGAGCCCTCGCCGCCCTCACCGACGGCCACATCACCATCTGGGACCTCATCGGCCTATACGCCACCACCCGAGACAAACACCTCGGGCGCATCACCCTCGCCCAACTGACCGCCCACGCCGGACACTCCCCCGTAGAAGTCGCCCGAATCCTCGCCGACGTCAAACGCGTCACCGGAGGCAAAACCACCTCCGGCCCCCTCAACATCACCTGGCTGACCGACAAAAAAGTCGGCCGCGCACGACTCGCCGCCTACGCCGCCGCCCTCCAACGAACCGACGAACCATGGGCATCCTTCCCCTACACACCACCCCCAACCGACCTCGACTCGGCCGCCAACGCATGGTTCACCCCCTCCGTCACATCCACACAAGAGGCGAGCCCCCGCCCGCCACAGCCCGCCCTCACAGGCGCTAGCCCCAAAAACCACCCACCAATGCAACACGCGACAACCCCAAACTCCAACTCACAAACGCCGCCACCCACGGGCCGCCCATAGGCGGCCCGACTGCCACACACCCACGCTAGTCAACCCACCCTCTCGCCCCATCCCCACACCAACAACAACACCCCACCCCATAAACACCCCCACACCCGAACCCTCCACACCCCCAAACTCCTCCCACCCCATCAAACCCTCCACCCCAACCGACATCCCACACCCGAAACACACCACCTCCACCACCCCCTCGAACACCTCCCCCAACTCAACCAACAGACTCCCTCACCACAACCAACCTGCCACCCACCACCCCAAACCACCACCTCCCCAACTCCAACCACCCAGCCCCCAACATCACACGAACCTCCACCACCCCGATCCTCACGCCAACCAACCCACAAACCAACCGCCTCCCCTTACCCACACACCACGACCCCCGCCCAAAGTCTCACCCAACCAACGAGGAAAGCCAGACTCCACGCACATCGTGTGGAGGCTGGCAAAGCCATCGCACAGAAACCCATTTCTGGGCGATGGCTGAAACCGAGTTTTCCGCACGCACTGCGTTCTCGCCTCGCCTCATCACCCGGGCGGACCGTCGCAGCGTGGACGAGCCCCATGTTTTCCGAACACATGGAGGAAAACTACGCGAGGACACAGATGCCAAGACGTCCGCCCACAGAGGCAACACCGGAGGCGAGGGCGCAGTTTCAAAAAGGGTGTGAAACGAGGTTTCTGGTCGAGAGTGTGTTGGGACGGGGTTTTTCGCGGTTTTTCGGCGGAGTTGTGGTGGTGTCGGGGTGTGGGTTCTTCGCGGAAATCGGAGAGCGTGGTGGGGTTTTTCTGTGGGGTGGGGGCCGCACACTTTTGGTGTATGAGTGTTTTTCGGTTTGTTCGTGTTCGCTCGGTTGTTGGAACGGCGCAGTCGTTTCAGCAGGCGAGTGCGGCGGCTTTGGCGGCGTTGGCTGGGGCTGGGGATGTTCGTTTGGTTGCGGCGCGGACGTCTCGTGGTTTGTTTCAGGGGGTTGATGTGGCTGGTGGGGGTGAGTCGGTTGCGGGGGTTGTTCAGTTGGCTCGGGCTGTCGGGGCTCGGGCTGTGCGGATGTCTGACGGTTTTTCGTGGCGTGGTGAGGGGGATTATGTCGTTGTTGTGCGGGCGCGGCGGCGGCAGTCGTTGGGTTTTGCGCAGTCGCAGAATGGGCTAGACCCTGTGGGTTTGATGGATACGGTGGCGGCGGTGTTGGCGCCGGGGTCGTGGTTGGAGGTGGCTGTTTCTCGTCCGGCGCGTTTTGAGCAGGCGCGGTGGCGGAGGTGGTTGTCGGTTGTGCGGGCGGGTTTGGTCACGCATCCGTCGACGTCGACGTCGACGCCGGTGCTTGTGTCGATTTATGCGGGGGCTGGTACACGTCGTCGGGCTGAGGCGGTTGTTCGTGCGTTGACGGCGGCGATTCCGGGGTTTGACGTTGATTGCGTGATTGAGAGGGTGTCGTCGCGCTGGGCGGGTGTCGGAGGGGTGATTGCGGGGGCTGGGTTGGCTGGGGCGGCGCGCTGCGGGGTCGTTGCTGACGGCGGTGTTGTTCGGTGGGTGTGGTGGGCTGCTTGGCTGTGTTTTGTTGTTGGTGTTTTGCGTGCTGTGGGGGTTGTTCGTTCGCGGTGGGTGGGATGGCGTCGTTGTCTTCCGTCGCCGAGGAGGGCGAGGCGTGTTCGTGTCGATGTTCGTCGTTTTATGTCTCGTTTCAGGGAGGATGGGGCTGAGGGGGTGGAGGTTGTTCCGGCGTGGCCTGTCGATGCTTATGCGTTGATGTTGGCTCCTGGACAGATTGCTGGGATTGTTGCGCCTCAGTCGTCGGCTGGCGCGGGACGGGAGGTTCCGGGTGAGTTGCGTGGCGTGGTCGGCCCGCTTGTGGGGCGTGACAAGGATGGGTGTGTCTATCTTCCTGATTCTGACGTTGCCCGGGGTTTGGCTGTCGTGGGGTCTCCGGGCAGCGGGAAGTCGGTGCTGTTGCAGTCGGTTGCGGGCTATTTGTTTCTCGAGCAGGCTGCGCCGTCTGGTCGTCGGGGGGCTCCGGGTGCGCATAATGCGGTGATTGTCTTTGACCCTAAAAGGGAGGGGGTGGAGGCGTACCGGGATGTGTGGGAGGTTGTCGCCTCGAAGGTTGGCCGTCCGAACCCTTTGTATATGGTTGATTTGGCTGATCCCGCGTGCCCGGTGCGGGTCGGGCTTGTGCGCGAGGGTTCGTCGGCTTTCGAGCAGGCGGAGGCTGTGACCGATGCGGTTGAGCGGGCTTTTGATGCCGGTGCTGTTGGGGCGGCGTCGAAGGAGGCGCTTATCACGGTCTTGTGGGCTGGTCATTATGTTGATGAGGAGGTTTTGCGTGCGGCGCGGGCGAAGGCTTTGTTGCCGGCGTTTGCCTCTGGCGGGTCGTTTGTTTTTTATGGGCATGTGCTTCTTGGCGGGCATGGCGATGAGGCGGGGGTCGCGTTGGCGTCGGCTTTGCGTGACAAGCTTCTGGCTCCGGGGGCGTGTGAGGAGCATCGGGCGGTGGCTTCGCGTTTGGAGACGTTGTATGGCAGGCACACTCCTGCTCAGCGTGATCAGCAGACGAAGGCTCCGCGCAATAAATTGGCGCAGTTGGTGGGGTTCGATCACCTGTTCCGTGTCGATGCGTCGACGATGTCGTTCGAGACGGTGTTGTATTACGCGTTGAATGTCGTTTTTCTCACGGGTCCGTCTGGCGGGCATGCGATGAGCGAGGGTCAGGCGGAGTTGTTGTCGGCGTTGTTGTCGAATCGGTTGAAGAATGCGACGGAGCGGATGTGTTCGGGGTGGTCTGAGCGTGGGTGGTTTTCGACTGTCATCGTCGATGAGCTGTTGTTGTTGGCTCGGGCGACGCCTGAGACGCTGCGGTGGAATCGCGACCAGGGCAGGTCGTATGGCAGGCGGCCGGTGTATGCGACGCAGTATCCGGGGCAGGTTTCTCCTGAGTTGCGGACGAGTTTGTTGACGTTTCCGGCGTTTGTTTCGTTCAAGGCGGATGAGGCGTCGATTGCTGTGGAGGTCGCGGCCCAGATGGGGATTGACGGGTCGGTGTGGGATGCTGCTGACATTGCCACGCTTGAGCCGCATCATGTGGCTGTGCGCACGTCGGTTGACTTTGCGGCGCGTCCGGCGTTTACGACTCCTACGGTGTGGTGGCGGGAAAGTCCTGATCAGTGGGTTCGCGCGCACTTGGGCGCGGGGGCGTGTCGAGTATGAATAGCCTGGGGCGGCCTGGACAGCCTGTCGATTCGTTCAATCCGTCGTTTCCGGCGGTCGACATGCCGCTTGTTGACGGTGTGCCGTCGTGGGCTCATCCGTCTCGGCGGACGGACCCCTATGCGCTCGGCTGGTGGTCTGGCGGGGAGATGCTTTTCTGGTCTTCTGGAGAGCAGACTCGCCGTATTGTCGCTTCGGGAGGGAAGAATCGTTTCAAACGTGACGTCGTGCCTGCCGATGAAGCGTGGGAGCGTGTTCTTGATCCGTCTGGCATTGAGGTCATAGGCGCGGTCATGGGGGCCGTGTTGTCTTATCGGACTGTCACTGTCGAACAGCTTGCCGCTTTCACGGGATATGCGTGTGACGTGAGGCTTTTCGATCGCGTGTGGGCGATGCACTGCGCCGGGATCGTCGATCTGGGTTCGTTTGCGTCGGCGGCGGCCCTTGACGAGGAGTGGCGTCGTGTGGGTGTTCGCCCGTCGAAGGGACGCCGGTGGCATCGGCGTCTTTTGTCCGGTTTGCCTCCGGCTGTGCGGTGGGCGTGCTTGGCGGGGCGCGGGTTGTCCACGGGCGGGCAGTATTCGCGGCACAACATTCTTGCGAGTGAGTTGTTGCTGCGTGTGGCGTCGTTTCACGACGTTGTCGTTGCTGGTGAGGCTCAATGTTTGGTCAAGGATCTCGTCGGTGATTTTCACGCCAAGGCGAACCGGTCGGCTGACGGGTTGATCGTCCGCCGTGACGGGGCTCGTTTTGCCGTGGAGATGACGGCGTCGTCGGCTTACACGATGGGCGGGAAGGTCGCCCGGTGGATTGACGCTCTCCATACAGGCCCGGAGGGTTTGGGGGTGGTGTTTGTCGATGCTGTGCCGGTGGGGGCGAATCCTCGGTCGCTGTCGTTTATGAAGCGGATGATCGTCCAGGCGGTCGAGAAGGGGTATTCGTCGTCGTGGTTTGCGCGTGCTGTGGGGCGGATCTATGCGGCTTCGTGGCCTGTGTGGTTCGCTCCTGAGGGGCCGACGCGGATGTTTTCTTCTTTGACGGTCGAGCGTTATGACTTGGCGGGGCGTCGGTGGGAGCAGGTGGATCTGCTGGGCGGCGCGTCGGTTGTTGATGGGGCGGGTTTCGGTCCGTGGCTGGAGCGCGGCTTGTCGTCCTCGTATGCGACGCCGCCGTGGTCGCGTGCGAATCCTTATCCGCTGTGGGTTTTGGGTCCGGCCAGTCAGGGGGTCGTCTCTCCTCCGGTCGAGGTTGCCCCGCATGTCACGGCGGGGCTGCCGGGCAAGCTGATGCCAGCGCGGGAAACGCCGGCAGTGGTATGGGCGCGGAAGAAGAGGCGAGGGCGCAGGTAAGAGGGTTCCGCACACTTTCACGGACGACAGCATCGTCTGCGTGAAAGGAAATATCCGTGTTTTATCTTCTTATCGTCGTCGGCGGCGGGTGGGCCTCGCTTGCCGGAGGCCTGGCCTTCTTCGATTCTCTTCCCGTTGCTGCGGCTTTGTTTTTGTTTCTGGCGTTCGTTTGCGCCGTGTGTTTGGGGGTTTTCGCTGAGCACGCGGTGGCGCGCCTGTGGCAAGAATCGTCCCCGTCCCAGGTGGTGAAAAGGCGGCGTCGGTCTCCGCGCACAAGCAAGCCTGTCGATGCGGTGACATCGCCTGTGCCGTCGTCGGCGTGGTCGGCTGGTCCGCCCGCTGTGTCGGACATGTGGGCCGCCCCGGCTGAGCGTCGTCAGCCGCAGCCTTACGAGGACCAACCTGCACCGGCTCCGGCTCCTGCCGCTGCGCCGTCGCCGTGGGGCGAGATCCCTCCCGCTCCGCCTGCCCCTGTGGAGGCGACGTCTCCGGCAGGAATCTCGCCGACGCCGATGCGTCAGCCGGAAACTCCGTGGGGCGGAGCCTCTGCCCCTGCTGTGCAGCCCGATAATCCGTGGGCAGGTCAGCAATGAGACCACGGGCTGACAACGACGCCATCACAACGATCGTCAAGTTGTTCACGAACGACGGCAAGTATGCGTGGGCCCCGTGGGTTGTCATCGTTGCCGGGGTTGTTGCGGTGGTGATTGGGCCATGGTGAGTGGTCGTATCCTTGGTCGGCCTGGAGGCAGTGTGACAGGCGCGTCTTGGGCGCGCAATGCCGGGGTCGCCGCCGCCGGGGCTGCGGGGGAGGTCAAGACAGGCGAGCTTCTGGGGCAGGTTGCAGCCGCTGGGCCGGACGTTCTCCACGACGTGCGTGTTCCCGGCGTGGGCTTTGAGGTGAACATCGACCATATCGTCGTTTCTGGTTCGACCGTTTATCTCATTGATTCCAAAATGTGGCGGCCCGGGTTGTATTGGTCCCTCGGAGGCAAAACTCGCCGCGGACTTGGAAGCCAGGATCGTCTTGCCTCCCGCAATATGCACATGGCCTGGGACAAGATCACGGACTACCTCGCTGCGGCGGGTTTGCCGGTCCGTGTGGCTCGCCCGATTGTCGCCGTCTGGCCGTCCCGCGAGGATCGCTCGCTTCGCCTGTTCGTCTATGGAACCGGCATGCGCGTCATCTCCGCCAAACGTCTGGCGCGGATCCTTCCACGCCGCCAAGCTCAGGCGTCTATCACGGATGTCTTGGCGCATCTGCTGTATCGATAAGGGGGGGTCGATGCCTCGCCGTCGCTCGGATACCCGTGTCAACGTGCCGGTGCTTGTCGCTGTCGCCTCCGTGACGGCAACGGCGGCCGCCTGCGCGTTCCATTTGCCGTTTGTCGTTTTCGTCTGGGCAGGCGTCGTCGGCGTCGGAGCAAGCTTGCGCCCGGTGATCCTCACCGGGGCGAGAGGCCCCGACGGCGCGCCGAGTCCGGCGAACCCGAGTCAGGCCCGTCGGCATGCGGCCTATACGTGGATGCGGGAGGCGACGGCGCGCATCGGCCTTCCCCGCCCGGCATGGGTCGATTTACGTTACGTCTCGTGGTGGGCTGCCGCCGGTCTGGCCCTTGCCAGCGCGGGTCTCAACGACGGGGGCCGGATCGTCTACGGCGGCTTCGAATTGACGGGCGATTCGTGGTGGTGGACGAGCCCGCTTTCCGTCGTCGCGATCGTCATGGGTGCCGTCAGCGCTTCACGCCGCACAGGACATGAGGATCCCCGACCTGGGGTTCGTCTGCGCGATCTGTCGCGGTCATCCGCAGCCGTCGGGATCGCAACCGGTTCGGCCGCCGGTCTGGCCGCGGCCTGGTGTGTCGGCAAGGCCGAGCTGTGGGTTGACAGGCAGTGGGCGTGGACGATCCCTGTCGGGCTTGGTCTGGCCGCCGGGGCTGCTGCGGCTCGCCGCGTCGTCGCAGCAAGGACTCTGGCTCCGTGGCGTGAACTGTTGGCTGCACGGCAGCGGTGGCGGGCGGCGTTCGCCGCTGTCGCCGGGAGAGTGCCATCTCCGCGCCTTGTCGGGCATCGTCTGGAAGACCAGCTGACGATCGATACGTTCGACCTTGCCCCGGGGACCGACAGTGCGGCGATCATCGCGCTCGAACCGAAGCTGGCGACGTTTGCCCCTCCCGGGTGGCAGGCCTTTGTCGTCCATGCGTGGGCCGTCGATTCTGGCGGCAGTCTGCTGCCCGGAACGGCCAGCGCGTCGAAAGTGCACATTCTCATGTGCCCGGTCGGATACACCCCCGATCTGACTCGCTGCGACATTGACGACGAGACGGCGGCTCTGTTCGTTTCGCTCATGCTGGCGCGCTGCGTAGCGGCGTGGATGTCGGGACGGGTAGACGTGACCAAACGGATGATTCCCGCTCGCCCCGAACCGCTTCACGGCAGCGATTCGGACGCGGCGTTGTGGGCTGTTCCCGTCGCCCGCGCAACCGGAGGGTCGAACATGGGCGAACTCGCAGCCTTCTACGGCCCGCAGCTCGAGCGATTCGCCGACTGCGACGTCGTTGCCGCCGCACCGATCGATCGGCTTTTAGTGGGATCTTTCTCCGCCCAGATCGACTTTCACACCCAGGCTCTAGCGGACATGGCGGCTTCGATCCATCAACGACAGGCAGGCGACGACACTCTCAGGTCCTTCCTCCAGCAGATGGCTCAAGACGCCGCGTGGCATCGCCGCTGGTCGTCAATCAGAGAGACCGCCGGAATCGTTCCCGAGGCCCAGTGGGGCTTGTACCGCCAGGGTCGGCTGTCCAACGGGGTGCGCATGTACCGGTTGCCGTTCGTCACACTCAACGGGCAGCCGCCCGAGAGCATGCTGGGCTTGGAGAAGAAGCTCGCCGCAACCTTGCAAGGCTCGCCGTTTGCCTCTCTCACGCGTTTTCACGATCCTCGCGGGGCACGCGGGCAAGGCCACAGTCAGGGGTTTGTCGTCTCGTGGGCTGCCCCCGGGCGGCGCCCGTGGGCGTCTGTCGCCGAGGTATGTCCCTCGCCGCCAGCCGGAGCCTCACAAGGGGTGCGCCCGGAAGAATGGCTGCTCGCGGGAATGGTCAACGAAGCCTTCGACGCGGCCAAACTGACTCGCCCAGAACTCGTCGAAGCGGCCTCTTTGACCGACGGCAGGGCTCAACGCCATCTGTGGAGGCTGACAATACGGCTCTATGGCGGCGTGTCGGTCGAAGCGATCAACAAGAAGGCGTCGACGATCCAGGCGAGCCTGTCGTCGCCGTGGCTAGGCGTGGCCGGCGGGCCAGGGGACGCAGAAGCGACGATATACGCTGGCGTTCGCCCAAGCCAGGCACACATCGTCAACGACGAGGCGCGCCGCATTCTCTCAGACATCGAATGGCAGCAGATATTCGCAGCGGCCAAAGTCGTCTCGCCGACAGGCCAGACTCCGACAACGGTCAGCGTCGAGCGGCTGCCGTTCAACGATCAAGTTCAACGGTTCGTTTTCGAGCTGCCTGCCGGCCTGGGGATCTCGGATGTGCGGGCGCGTGCCGATCGGATCGCCTCGGGGTCGGCGAACCTTTTCCTTGACGTCTCCCCCGACCCTGCGGACGGGTCGCGGTTCGTCCTTCTGGCCAGCCAGACCGACCCTCTGCCGAGGAAGATCGACTACGACTTCGGTTTCCAAGACGCCCACAAGGACACGGTCGCCCTCGGGTCCGGCGTCGACGGCGCTCCGATCGTATGGGATCCGGCGTCTGACCCCCACCTCATGCTCATCGGCTTGACGGGGTCGGGCAAAGCTTTGGCGGCCGACACCCTCGTCGCAACGCCTGGCGGGCCCGTCTCGATTGAGGACTTGGCCGAAGGGGACGTCTGTGTCGGCGCCGAGGGGGAAGAAGCCCGAGTCGTCTCGTTCAGCCCGTGGACGGACGCCCGCCTGTGGCGCGTGACGTTCGCCGACGGGACACGCGTCGAATGCGACGCCCGCCATCTGTGGAAGGTCACAGACGGCGAGACGACAACAGTCACGGCGGCAGACCGTCAGATCGCCAACGCCCGGCGGCTGTTGGAAACCTCCTCGGGATACGTCGCCACCGGCGAGGCGATCGCCCGACTCATCGGATGCGACAAGGCCACCGTGGACAGCCTGCCTGGAACGAGCGTGCTCGCTTTGGCCCCCTCACACGAGACCGGAGTCGTGTACTGCGTCGACGACGTCCTCGACTATCTGTGCCAGTCTGAGCCGATGCTCGGCGGCTACGACATGACCTCCGACCATGTCCGGTGGCTCGGCCTCGAAGGCCAGTGGCTCGACCGAAACGCGCTCGCAGCGGCGTTGACACCAGGCGAGCACGACATCGCCGCCCTCCTTGCGGACGCCGCCCCGCACACCCGAATAGGGCAGACGAAGCGGCTTGTGCGCCTCTACCACGTCGACGAGATCGCCGACGCCTACGTCAAGGCCGCTCAGCCTGGCGGCTCCTATGTTTCACGCATTGTCGACACGGTCGAGCTCTCCCGACTTCACGGAGCATGCGTGGTTGTCGACGGTCGCCTCGTCCGCGTCGACGAAGTGGCGATGACCGACGACGTCGGGCGTGTACGCTGCGTCCGGCTCGACAACGCCTCCCACATGTTCCGCCTGGCCGGCGGAATCCCCACCCACAATTCGGCAGCCGTCCAAGGCGTCATCTACGGATGCCTGTCCAATGGGTGGGATGTGGCCGTCGGGGACGCCGCGAAAGCCGGAGCCGATTTTCTGCCGTTTGCCGACTATCTGTCGGCTTTCGCCCCGCAGCCTCAACGCGCCTGGCAGGCGGCCATGCTCAAGGCCGTCTACGCCGAAGTCCGCCGCCGCGTCGAGCTGACCGTCGCCCACGGCGTCGCGAACATCGCCGACGTTCCCGAGGAAGTTCGTCCTGCCAGGCTTGTCGTCATCCTTGACGAGTTCACCTCGCTCATCAACGTCGCCAAGCCTCCCCCGCTTGCCGCGAGCGCATCGGCCGAAGAGAGGGCCAAGCATGCGGCGGCGGTCGCCGAGCGTGCGGCGGTGACGGCGATTGGGCATGCGGTGGCGGATATCGCGGCTCAGGCTCGGTCTGCGGGGGTGTCTTTGATTCTTGTCGGTCAGCAGATCAAGGCCAAAGATTTGGAGGGTCTTCCTGGAGGGGCTGGGGTTCGTACGAATATGTCGAGGATTTTGTTGGGCAAGGCCACCGATGGGGATCGTATGGCTGCGTTGCGTCAGCCTGGCGATGCTCCCACGTTGGGGGCGGTTGTTCCTCGCGGGCGTGGGATTGTCGAGCCTGCTTCGGCCTGTGCGGAGATCATTCAGGTTTGGTATGTCGAGAATCCTGCCAAGGCTTATCCGGCTCAGTTGTCTGCTCGCCGTTCGGGTAAGCCGAGGGTTTTGGAGTATGAGGTCGATGAGGAGGCCGTCGATCCTGTGTGGGAAGGCAAGGAGATCGTTCCCGTGCCGGTTGAAGAGACGATAACGATGAGCCTTGGCGATCTATTGGGCGAGGCTGATGCGGCAGGCGGCGTCGGCGGGCGGGAAAGTTGAGACGGTCGGCGCAGTGTGCGTTGCGGAGGCCGACAGTGTCCCTGACGGGTTCCGTTTTGTCAACGGTTACAAGGAAAATGTTCACATTGTGGTGGCCGTGTGCACGTGTGCAGGGCTCGGCACACATACATGGCATGGAGCATAACCACAACAACCATCACAACAACCAGGTTTTCACGCTGTCGTCGCCGCCGGAGCAGCGGCGCCTGCTTGAGAATGTTTACGCTGCCGCCCGGGTGCGAGCTTCGACATGTCCTCCTTCCCTCGACGTCGGCGACTGGATCGACACGCTCGTGTCCGGCACGTGCGAGGCCCTCTGGCGCACCCGACGGACGCGGATGGATGAGACGTTTTCCATCGGGTACGTTTCCCGCGTCATGCACGGCGTCCTGACGTCGATGATGGAGCTGGCGGCTCAGGGCCGCTTTTATACGCGTGCTCTGGCCGTTTCGGGTACGCGGAAGCAGGCGCGCAGCGAGTTCCGCAGGCAACGGGAGGAAAAGGTCGCCGAGTTGGGGAGAGAGTTGACTCCTCGTGAGGCCGACGCTCTGGCGGAGTCTATTCGGGATGGGTGGCCTGACCGCAGACGCCGCCCGCCGCGAGGGTTCCACGCGACTTTTTCTTCCGCTCCCATTGAGGCGGCGGAGAACACGGCTGTTCCCGAGGCTGTGGCGATCGATTCCGATATTGAAGACATGTGCGTCCGCCTTGACCGGGTGTCTTCGGATGAGGAGCGCCTGGAGGCCGCTGTTGATGCGTGGGGTCTGCTTGTGCCCGGGCTCTCGTTCAACCTCGATGTTCCTCTTGCCCGAATTGACCGGCTCGAATCGTGGGCCGGTCTGGATTCTTCCGTTGCTTCGGCTGTGACAGCGCGTGACAGACGGTTGGTTGAGCCGTTTGTCGGCGGGTTCGAGAAGGAGATCTTCGATGTTTACTGCGGACATCGCGCTTACGCGGCGGACTTGTTTCGTCTGGCGTTGGCGTCGGTGAAGCGGCTGGCCTTCTATTCGGCGGATCGGCGGCGAATCGCCTAATCGGCAGCTTCCGCACACTTCCCTATCGACGCCGAGCGAAAGGGAAGACCGTGTCGACAGCATACTTGACCCAGCCGCGCACACCTGACGGGCGGTTCGACCGCACGTTTAAGCCTGCTGGGCCGTCGGTCATGCTGGATCTGAGCGACGAGGAGCAGCTGGACTACATCCCGTCCACGATTCGTCAGGCGGCGTGGAAGAAGACGGCCGGGCATTCCTATGTCCATGACCGGGCGGACTTCGTCAGCGAGTTCGAGTCGAACACGTTCGCCTTTGTTTTTGAGCGGGCCAAAGCCGCCCGTCCAGACCATCCGACGATTGCCTCGGGCGAGCTCAACCGGATCATCAACGGGTCGTGGGCGCGCCATTTGCATCACATGCGGACGAATTCTCTGCACACGGACGTGTCGAAAGGCAACTCGCATGTCATCCGGGCCTACACGGCGTACGTGCGCGCCGTCGACGAAGCTGAACGAGACGGGCGGAGCCTGAGCGAACGCGAGCGCGAGGCGATCGCCAGGAAGCAGGCCCGTGTGCACGGGACCAGTCAGGACATTCGCGGGTCTGTGACGGTCAGGCCTTTGCCCGATGAGACGGCCGAGGACCGTCGCTTCGAGTGTGCCGGTTCGGTCCCTTCGGCTGAAGACGAGTACGACAGGCGTCAGGCGGCGGCGTGGGACGAGCGTTTCGACACCGACGTCGCGGCGGGCGACAAACGCGGCCTTGCCGAGGTCTACTGGAACGCCTACTTCCCCGGGGCGGTGGCATGCCAGTCGATTTCCCGCCGGCGGGCGACCGGCATACGCAGGGCCGTGGCCGCCGATCCCGGCGGGGTCCTTGCTGTTGCCGACCGGTGGGAGTCGGGCCTCGACGACGAGGCGACGGAGGCTTTGTTCGCCCCGTTCAACGGACGCGCCATGTCGGATCGGGAGAAGACCGACGTCGTCGGTTTTTTACGCCGTTCGCCTGCTTTGGCCGACCAGGTGTGGCAGTCGGCCCTGATGATTGCGACGAAATCGCGTCTGTCGTCTTGACGGCGAGGGCGTCCGCACACTTTCACAGCGAAGCTTCACACCAAAAATGGAAGGAGAAGACGACGTGAACGTCTTCCAGAGCATTCCGGCGACTATTGACGCGATGGGCGCCGGTGAAGCCGTCAGGATCGTCGGGGGCATTCTTGTCGTCCTCGGCCTGTGGCGGTACTTCGGAAAGAACAATAAGAAACTTGGCCTTGCCTTCGTCGTCCTCGGGGCGGTTTTCGTGCTCTACAGTCAGGCGTTGCCTGTGGTGGGCACGATCATCGGCACGGTCATCAACGCCGGGTTGAAGTTCTTCAAGTTCCTCGCGGAGAGAATGTGATGGACGACGAGCATGCCCAGAGAACGCTTCCGCGGGTCTATTCGCTGACCGAGCTGACAGGGCGGCGCGCTCAAGACGAACGAGTCATCCGCTTGAGCGCGAATATGGGGCTGCACAAGCGGGAGGCGCTCTACATGCTCGTCGCATTGGCGTGCGCGAGCGTCGGCTATCTCCTCGGCAGCCTCGTCGCGTCCTGGGCCGCCGTCATCGTGTCCGCTGCGGCCGGGTCGGTTTCGTTCGTTTACCTGTCGGCCGCGGAGAACTCCTCGCTGCGAGGCCGTGCGCGTGCTGCCGTGGCCGCGCGGGTAAAGGCCAAACCTGGACGGATCTACCAGGCAGGCGTCGAAGCCGACGTCGATCGGGCTCCATGGGGCGTGCTCGCGCACGCGGCCTACATGAGCCAGCGGGCGCGTCTGACCCGCCCTGTGCCGCGCCCGCCGCGCAACACACCCGCCGAAGGGAGGCTCGCATGAAGCGCATGGAACGCCGCACCGTCCTCCTCCTGCTCGGGGCCGCCTTCCTTGCCATCTGTATCGTGGGGTTGACCGTCCCCGCGCACGCCCAATCTTCCCAGGTGCTTGCCTCTTCCGCGGCCGACAACCTTCCGATTGTCCGGTGGATTGAAGGAACCGGAGACTTCCATTCGCGTCAGTCGTTTTCGCTGACGAACATCAACGTCGACTGGTTTGGCGCGAAATACCGGTCCACTTTTGTTGGGCTCTTGTTCGGCATCGCCGACTGGCTATGGCAGCTGGCTTTTCATTTCACGGTCCAGGCCGTGTCAATGGACATCCTCAAAGCCGTCGCAGCCAAAATCGACAGATTGGCCGCGTCTTTGGCCCAGGCGATCGTCGGGCACGGCTCCGCGGCGGGCGTTCTGGGAATCGTCGCCTTCTTGTTCCTCATTTGGTCGTTGCGCCACGCCTCACGCGCAGGCGGGTTCCTTCGCCTGTTCATCCCCCGTCTGGGGGCCGTCGCTTTGATTTTCTTCTTCGTCTCTTCGGGCTCGACGGGCGGGACGACCGGCTACAAGGCAGGGTCGGCCTCCTGGTATGTCGCGAAGGTCAACGAGTTCTCCAACGCCGTCCTCTCCCCTGTCATGGACGCCTCCGACGCGTTCGACATCGCCTCCCCGGAGGTGAAGAACGCCGACAAGAATGACGGGATCGGCTGCCAAGCCTACGTCGCCGGTTTGAGGGCCCGGTATTTGGCCGATGAGAAAGCCCGCGGCACCGACGGGCGCGTGGCGGCCGTCCTGTCGGCTATGTGGGAAGACTCCGGGATGGAAGTGTGGAAAACCACCCAGTTCTCCTCGAACGCCTATGCCGACCGGGTCTACTGTCATCTTCTTGACCGGCAGTCCGAGGTTGAAGCCCCTGAGGCGGCTCGCGCCATGTACGACGGCGCCCACCGCGCCAACTCGTCTTACTCGAAGGCGTTGCCGAACTATCCGGTGGTCATCACCGGCAAAGCCACCCGCTCGCAGATCCCGCGGGCTCTGCTGTATACGGGGTCGAAAGCCGTTGACAAGGCCATTGTCGGTCTGGCGGCCTGCACGCTTAAGCCTGATGGGACGTGGAAGGCCGACCCGGCCCTGTCGGTCTACGGGCAAGATGTCTCCCCGGAGGCGTGTCAGGCGCTGTTCAACCCGACCTCGTCGAACGACCGTGAGTTCGGCAACGCCTTTGACTGGAAGGACGGGGCTGAACAGATTGAAGAACACGCTTCGGGCGAGGCGGCCCGTTTCCTCAACACGTTGCAGGGAGGGTCGATCGGCAACGCCGCCATGCAGGGGCTGACGTATTTGGCGACCTCGATCATCATTTTCGTCGTTTTCGGCCTTCTCGCCGTGGGTATCATCGTCGCCAAGTTCTCGTTGATCGGGATGGCGGCGCTCATGCCCGTCATTCTTCTCATGGCTGTTTTCCCCGGGCAGGACACGACCGGCAAACTCGCCAAGAACGGGAAGATGTTCGTGGGCTATGCGTTCGTTTCGGCGTTGGCGGTCATCGTTTTGTCGATTGTGGCGTTCGTGTCGGGGATCATCCAGTCGATCCTCGTCCCGTGGTTCGGGAAAGGCTCGCTTATGGCGACGTTCGTCATCGGCGCGTCTCCGGCGTTCGCGGCCTACATTCTTCACCGGTGTTTCAAGAAACTGGGGATTCCGTCGCCGTTGTCGGTCAAAGGCGCGATGAGTTGGGGCGCGTCGGCCGGCGGGCTCGGGCAGGGGATCGTGGCCGGGGGCATCGGCGGCGCCGTCGGCGGCGGCATCGCTGGGCGTATGCAGTCCAAGGCGTTGAAGAAGATCGGGGCGAGCGCGTCTGGGGCGGTCAAAGACCGTCTGGCTGAGTCCCGGCAGTACAAGCCGCGCCGTCCCACGATCAACCCGTCGCGTGACTATTCCACATCCCGGCATGCCGTGGGCTGGGACTCTCCCTTGTTCACCAAGTCGGCGGCCGCTCGGCGGATGGAGGAGCAGGCCCAGCAGGCGATGCTTGAGCGGGCCCGCAAGTCCGAGATCGCCGAGAAGGTCAAGGCCCAGCTGCATCCGTGGCGTCAGGCCTATAAGACGCACAAGGGCCAGGCGCGCGGGCAGGGCAGGCCGGTTCCGGTTTCGGCCGCGTGGGCTGCGGGCAAGACGGCGTCCCAGCAGTCTGCGCAGCGGGCAAGCGAGGCGTGGAAGGCGTTCAAGGCCCGCCCGTTGGGCTATTCGACCGCGTCGATCGTCCAGTTCGCGAAGGCCGGGGGCAAAGCCACCGCGAAGACGGGGGCCGCGCTGGCCGGGGTCGGCCTGTTGGCCGGGGCGTCCCCTGTTTTGGCGGCGGGGGCGGCCGGGCTGTATGCGCGTCACCGTGTGGCGGGCAGGCGACGCCTCGAGGACACGGTCCTGGCCCACCAGTACAAGCTTCACGCCGAGAAAGACGACCGCGAGAAACAGGCTCAGGCGATGGATGATTTCACCCAAGCCGTGAAAAACCTGGCCCAAGCAGGCAAAGACTCCCAAGGTGAAGATCCTCAGGAAGAGGCCGACACCGCCGAGAACCAGACCTTCGGCGAGAGCTCGGAAAACCAGCAAACCGACGGCGGCAGCGGCGAAACCATTGACGACAATCAAGTAGACGACACTGCCGAAAGCATAGATTGATCACTAGGATGAGATATGTCCCAGACTCGAAGGGCGCCGAGGGGTGAGCGCGTTGGATCAGCCGCGCGACCTCCTCGGGCGCTTCGAGGCTATGCCGCACACGTCGTCAGGAGTCAGCCTCATGGAAGAGTTGTCCGATGAGGAGTACAACGCCGAGGGGACCTACCGGTTCCCTCCCAACCCACGCTCGTGGGAGCAGAACGCGAAGTTTTGGGCGACCTGCCCCATCACCGACGGTCAACTACGCGAATACATCAACTACTACCGGCAGGACTATCGGCACGACCCTGCGGTCAACGAGTACGCCGAGGGGATCATGCGCCAGTGGTATCTGGAGCACCCCGGCTTCAACCTCGCGCCCGTCGGAGAACTCGCCCAGTGGGACATCCAGGCCTGCGCCGAGTGGGAACGGGCCCGAGACGCATACCCGCATAGAAAGCGTCGAATACATCCGGCGCACGCCCGAGCCGTCGTGCGGGCCGCACAAATGTATGAATGGTCCCGCTACCTAGGACAAGAAGCCATCGCTAAAACCCGGGAGATCGAGATCAACGTCGAACCCGGCGAACACTGGACCGTCGGGAAAGTCATCGACGAGTACAGACTCGTAGTCGTCACTAAAATGGTCAATGACCGCCGCAACGTCAAGCAGACGCAGGCGTGGGAGCGTATGGCCGAAAGCGATCGCGCGTTCCACGGCGAGAACTGGGGCGAGAAGTTCCGAATCAACAGGAAAGGCGAGCCCGACGCCTTTTTCGAGCAAGTTTTCAAAACGTATTGCGCCCGGCACCGCTACGGCGTCTTGTAAGCGCACACCTCCATGCGGAAAAGGCCGCAGACGGCGTCTCGGCGGGCTTGCGGGGGCGGGCTGGCGGATGGCACCGGCTGGGCCGTTTTGCCGCGTGAAGGGCGGTTCTCTTCCGTCTCAGGGGCGTTCTTCACACCGCTGGGGTCGGCGCGTTGCGTGGACGAAGAGTCTGTTTGTGCGCTGTTTTTCTTCCATTGGGTTTCCTGCCTCCGGCGGCGGGGCGGCTTGTCGCCTCTTGCCTGGCTGGGCTCAATTGGGCCACAATGGAGTCAGCTAGGCGGTTGCGGTCCGCCTAGCTGACTGTGAGTCGTCACTTAAGCAGTGCTATGAGCGCTGCCAGAGCGACGATGGCAAGGGTAAAAGCCTGGAGCTGCGTGACTCTAAGCAATGAGCGCAGTGTCCGGGCTTTTTCCTTGCCTGACAAGGATGTCTTCCTCATCGTTCTCACCTCCTTCCTGGACTCGAAGCCTTGGCAGGGTTGAAGGTGAAAGGTTTGGTCCAGCTCGAAGGAGCCGATCCCGATTCTACCTATAAGCAAGGGTTCATGGGGTCGAGAGAGGACCGATTGCGAGGATGTGGGAGCTGTCCGTGGTTCGCAGTTTATCGGCGCGGTTGGGTGAGGTTTTGAACGGCGACGGCAACTTCGCCCCGTCCTAAGCAGCAAAGGACGGGGCGAGGTGCGGGGTGCGGCTATCGCGTTAGGAGCGTTGAGAGAACTCGAAAGTAAACTCTCTGATCGAAGGTCAGTCTTTTCTGATTTCGCGATAGGCTGCGTGGAGGCTTTTAAGGCACATGAGGAAGGTGACGAGGTAGTGGATGGCTGTTGCGACGACGAGTCCGGTGCCGACGCGTTCGAGTGCGCTGGCATGCTCGATCGCGCTGCTGGGTTCGAACATCTTGACGACGGCGCCGAGGACTACCGTGAAGACTCCGACGAGGATGGAGTAGAGAACGTTGCTGAATAGGTCGTCGACAAGAGCAAGGACGTAGGAGGTTTGCCTGAACTTATTGCCCAAGGTCATTCGCAGCTCGAAGACGAAGATCGCGAGCGCGAAGGACAGTCCTGCGAGGATGGAGATGACGGCGAGCAGCGCGTCGGCGACGTGGACGGAGCAGAGTCCTGCCGCTAATCCGACTGTGCATGGAAGGGCCCACAACAGGAGGCGGTCGAGGACCGAGGCTTTCCCGCCTCTTTGCTTGATTGCCTGGGTGTGCTCTCTCACGATGTGCCTGACATCGGTCTTTGTCGGCATGTTCTTTCTCCTTCTCGCTCAGTGTCGGAAGTCTGGCTATTCTATCGCCCGCCGCCGTCGAGATAGAAGTCCTGGACGTACTCGCGAGCGCGTGCGATCAGTTCATCGTCGGTCAAGGCCGACTCTCCGGTTTCCGAGATGGTCTCCTGCCACCCCGGAGTTTTCAGATTGTCTGGGTCGAGGAGCATGGTCCGCTGACGGTCCCCGTCACTGAGCAAGACACTAATTTCATCCTCTTCTTCAGGTTCAGGTATCGCAAGGATCTCGTATGGGTCCAGGCGCTTTGAAAGCAAACCGCTAAGGAATCCTTTGCTGAAGAACTTCGTTCCTTTCTCTGGCACTATCTGGTAAACGAGTCGCATCGGTAGGCTTAAGTCGCTTCCAAGGTCTTCGTTGTACCTGGCCTTTTTGTATTTTAGAACTTTGACGGCTTTGACTTGCGCTTGTGTTTTTATCCATTTTTCAGCCATTGTCACAGTCTCGAAATCGACAGTTAGATCACTGTTAATTTTTTTAAATCCACAGCGCAATAGATGTATCAGTATTGACCTCATGCTACCTGCGCCTTTGACGTTTTCGATCATGAAATAGCCACGGATGGAGTCTGGTGTTTGTTGGAGATAGACGATGCGTGAGTCGTTTCGTTTGGATAGGCGTCCATCACGGTCTTCATGGAGGACTTTATTGTTTTCTTTCGTATCGACCACCTGTCCTGGGTCCCCGACAAACCCTGCGGAAGCTTTCAAGAAAACGCCGTCTTCTATACGGCGGGCTTCTCCTAGTTTGACCGAGCGATCCAGTTTCCCAAAGTCGACGTGAGCGAGGTTCTCGTCTTTCCACACGTCAATGAGAAGGTCGATGTATGAGCATTTTTCGCCTGTGAGTTCGTTGTCGATGTGTGAGAGGTTGAAGTAGTGTCTTTCGCCCTGGCTTTCGCGTCGTTTGTAGAAGCCTGTTCGAACGAACGAGATGGTGCGGCGCGGCATCGGCGCGTGTCCTTTCTGACTCAAAATTAGGTGAGCGTGTCAGATCGGTCGTGTCGGACAGACGTCGTCTGACACGACCGTTGTGAACGCCGTCTATCTTAAGTCAAGTAAGGTCGGGGTTTCATTCGGTTTGGCGAGCGCGTTGGTTTTGGTTCTTTTCGGTCTCATGTGAGACGGCGATCCCCAGCGGCCGCCACGTCTCACCTTGAGCGCACCTTTGCTGCGGGCAGCGCCGCCCGTCCCAACAAGTTGTTTTCGGCCTTCGTTCCAGCATCGCTGGAGTCAATTGTCTGTCGCCCTCCGATGGGAGAGTGTCTTCGACTGCACTCGGCCCAGACAATGAAGTGTCGCTTTCGCGTGTGCAGGGGGTTTCAATTTGAGACTCTCATTTTGGGACTCCTATGATTCTCATCACATTGTAAGGGTGGTCGCGGCGGCACACTCCTCCCGCCGGAGAGCACTGAGCACCAGAAGGTGCGTTGAGGCCTTTAAGCTGCGGTTGGTGAGTAGTACTGTTCCCAGATTTGGTCCATGAGCGGACGGTCTGCCTCCATGTAGGCGTACACGTTCCGTGTTTGCCCGTTGGGGAGGTTCATCGGGTATTTGCCCGGTTCTCGGCCGTGTTTGAGGACGTAGGCGGCTTTGACGCGTTTGCCGAACATGGGGGCGACCGACCTCGTTCGCCGTGTCGAGAGGTTCTTCGACTTCAAATAGTCTGAGGTGTATAGCGGCCTGTTCTCGGCCGGCAGTTCCGGCAGTTCGCCCAGTCCTTGGGCGAGGATGACGCGGGCTTTGGCTTCCAGGTGTCCTGGATCAATAATTCCTTTCGCGGCTTGGACGAGTTCCATTCTCATTTGGGCTTGGCGGATCAGGGCGTTCACTTGGCGTTCTGACGCCGAGGGCGAGATGTATCCTCCGTCGCGCCGAATGGCGGGGAGGACTTCGTGGGTGATCCAACGTTGAAACTTCTTGACGGCCTTGCGCGCGGCAACGTCATTCACGTAGCCGGCTTGACGCTGAACGATAAGTCGATAGAGGCCCGGCTCGTTGATAGCCGACACTTTTTGTTCTCCTCCAGGGGTACGCACCGTCTGCGTACCCTTTTCGTCGTCGTCAAGGGTTCTGATCATGTCGGAGGCCATGCGGTATCCGAGTGCTTTGGCGATGTCAGCAGCGACGAACCAGGGCTCGTTGTTGATCGTCGCGGTGCGGATTGTGGCGTCGCCGTATGTGAATGGGGTGATGGCGTGGGTCATTGGGTTTTCCTTTCTGTTGAAGTTGTTTGCGTTGGCGTGCCCGCACTGTGGCTAGGCGTGTCCGCTTGGCTGGTTGTTGTAGGCGAGGAATTCTTCCTCGGTTGTTCTGCGGAAGCCTGCGTTCTTTTCCATGAGGGACATGAAATCCCCCGTGTTTTCCATGGCGATGATTTTGACAAGCAAGGTCGATCCGCAGTCCATGAGGCCGGCGTCGGCCCGGTCGGGCACCCAGTAGGTGACCAGCGGCTTATGGGCGCCGACGGTGATGCGCACGGATCCGTTGTCCCATACGCGCATGCCACCGAGGGAGCGCCAGGCGCTCCATCCGTCGCGATGGCGTTTCCAGCCGCCTGAGCAGTCCCATCCGGATCGGGTGCTGCCGACGATGCGGGCTGCTACGAGCGGGCCGTAGGGGCCGCGGGGCGGCTCGGCGAGGGGGCCGTCGGCGAGGGCGGCTTCGATGCGGTCCAGGCGGTTTTGGACGAGCATGAGGGCGTCGTCTGGCTGGTAGCAGCCGCGCCTGCACCAGTAGGTGACGAGCTCGTTTGAGGGGCGTTGCCCGTTGAGTGCCCAGAGGAAGACCATTGCGGTTGTCAGGGCTTCTCCGGCTTCCCGATTGATGTGGTGTTTGAAGTCGTAGATTCCGGCCCTGTAGGCGCTGCATCGGGTCCACGTGAGAAGGAACGGTTCGCCTTCTCGGGGTCGGCAGTCGACGTCGTCCAGGCCTTCGAGGGTGGTTCCGCAGTAGGGTCCGCGGATTGACCACCATTCGAGTCCGGGTTCGGGAACGGCGAGCATCAGGCCGAGTCGCCGCAGGACATCTGCTGGGGCGTTGTCAACGTCCTGGTAGTTCCACTGGGTTGTCAGGCCCGCACGGCCTTCGGGCGTCTCTTTGAGGAGCCGTTTCTGTTCGGCGTGCCACGCCTCCCACAGTCCGTGTCCGCGGCGGTCTCGGGCTAGGCTCTCTGCCCGATGCGGGCCGAGGACGAGTCGGGCATAGCTGCGGGATGCTCCCGCTGGGGAGGTGAACAGGTGCTCGGAGACCATCTTGTCGATTTCCCTGAGGGCGTCGTCGAGGCTGCCGGCTGACGATATGCGTGAGATGAGTTCGTCGGCGATCATCGTTTCGTGGCCTTTCTGGTTCGGTTGTCGGTGACGACGGGGAGGTGTGCCGTGTCAGGCAGCCGGTGCGCGCGTCGATGGAGACGTCATGACGTTAAGGTGTTCGCCGGTTTGGGCCGCGACGGTTTGCAGGCGGTCGCGGGCGACGTCGGTGACGTTCTTTTCGACGGCGATTGATGACAGGTGGAAGCCGCGCTCGGCGTTCAGGCGCATGACGGCTTCGCCGGTCGAGGCCGATCCGGCGAAAGGGTCGAGAACGACGCCGCCGATTGGGGTGGACATGGCGATCCATCGGGCGAGCTCGCGGTGGTCTTTGGGTGCGGCGAAGCGTCCGCGTCCGATGAGGCGGGCGAGGTGGTCGGTTGCTTGGCGTCGGTCGCGTTCGATGATCGGGGACGGTGGGCGTCCTTTGCCTGGGTCGAGGGGAAGGAGGCGTTTGGGGCAGGCTCCGCTCCAGATGATGAGGCCGTTTTCTGCTAGGCGGTCGAAGGTTGTTTTCGGGCATCGCCATCCGTCTGGCGGGCAGACGCGTGTCCCGTCGGGTCGGGTGACGGTGTATCTGTAGGGGTTTCCGCGGGCTGTCAGGGGTGCGTGACGTGCGGGGGTTCCGTGGACGGATCGGGGGTAGTTGGCGGCCCACGGGTATTCGGGGTGGGCGCGTGCCCATGCTCGTCCGGCGCGGGCGGCGTCTTCGTCTGAGCCGGTGGCGGCGAAGGCTTCGGCGACGGTCGTCATGAATTCGTCGGTGCCGGGCAGGGGTTCTGTCCATGGTTGGGCGATAGACGGGTTTTTCGCCCAGGCTGCGATGTAGTCGACTCCGGCTCGTGTGAATCTGTTGCCGGCGTGTCCGCGTGGGTCTGTCCATGTCAGCAAGGCGATCTTCGGGCCGAAGGCGGCGTCGCCCAGGCTGAGCGCGTCGGCGAGCATGGTCTGGCCGACGGCGAGGAAGAGGACGCCGGAGGGGCGTAGGAGGCGGTGGGCTTGGCGTAGGAAGGCGTCTATCATTGCCCGCCAGGCTTGCGGTTCGAAGGTGTCGGGGTATTCGCGGGATTGTCGTGTGTTGTAGGGAGGGTCGGTCATGATCGTGTCGATTGACTCGGCTGGGAGTTCGGGGAGGATTTTGGTGTTGTCTGTCAGATACAGGGTGTGCGTGTGGGGTTTCATGTAGGGAAAGAGTGCGGACCCTAGTAGTCGTCTCACTAGGCGAGACGAGTGCGGTGTGGTGCACTGCCAAACGGGATTGGCACACCTCGCTGGCGTGGCAGAGTGGGCAATCGGCTCCGTCTGCCTGTCAGCGGAAGGAAACGCCATGAAAGTGAAGAATCTGACTCCTCATCCTGTCGTGTTGGAGGTCGACGGGGCCGAGGTCGTCATTCCGTCAAGCGGTCTTGTTCCTCGTGTGAAGATCAAGGACGGGCCCCTGACGGCGGTCGCCATAGACGGGATTGCCGTCCCGCTCGTTCGAGGGGCGGTGCTGGCGGGTGTCTGGCCCAAACTTCCCGAGCCTGAAGACGACACATTGTTGATCGTTTCCCGGTTTGTGGCTGAGCAATTCCCCGAAAGGAAAGATCTTGTCTTTCCCGACGACCTCATTCGGGTAGACGGCCGCGTCGTCGCGGCCCGGCGTCTGGCCGCAATCAGGTAAAAACATGCATCAAGCCGGGGGGCGGACGCAGAATGTCTGTCCCGCGGCTTTGTGTCGGCGTCAGTCGAGCCCGTCAAGGAGCCGCGGAATGTCGAGCGTCGCCTTCCCTGACGGCGTCGTGACCGCGAATTCATCCAAACGGCCCCATCGACCGGTCGTTTTGAGGAAAGACTCAATGTCGGCGAATTGTTGTGGCAGGCTCGTCGCTGCGCCCCGCCACAGGCGCGTGAGAGCCGTTCTGGCTTTGCGGCGGCGCAGGTACCAGTCGGTTTTGATTTTGACCATGTGCCCCGTCGCGTCCGTGAGGACCGCGCCCTCGCCGTCCCTGGAACGAACTGACCGGACGAGTTGGTCAAGCTGCGCGCGGTCATGGGCGACGCCGAGGGTCTCGGCTTGCGGCAGGCAAATTTTGTCCAGAAGGTCGGGGCGGGTGCGGAAGTGCTCGTCGTTGGCGATGACGGACAGGAGCGTCACTTCGGCGACCCCGCTTGAGGGGACGAGGTGCGGGTCGCTGTCTATGACGATCTCCAAGGCGAGTGAGACGTTCTCGTCTGCCATGAGGTCAGCCAGCCGTTCTCGCTGGTTGCCGGCGATCTGCCGGTCAAAGGCGTCTTGGGCGGCTGCGGCGTAGTCGGTAGGACCGGATTTCGACCAGACGACGATCTTCCCGTCGAGGACGAAGGCAATGCCGAGAAAGCCGTTGACTTTCTTGGCCGCGGTCACCGGGTAGGCGAGACGGTCCAAGCTTTCGCCGTGCTCGCCGAGGTTGAAGAACTTGTCGAATCCGCGTCCGACAACCTTTCCGTCTCGGACGAACAGCCCGCGGGCGGTGACGGTCTTCTCGTCCCATAAGCCTCGTTTGAAGGCGGTGCGGGTGAAGTTGTAGGCCGTGACTCCCCCGCCGCATGGTTTGGCCCGGATGTGGGGGTGGGCCGCGAGCGCGGCGAGAAATGCCGATGTGTGGGGCTGGTCGGGGTTGTTGGAGTATTCGCGGACCTCGAGGCCTGTTGGGGTGATGAGGGCCATGCGCAGGTGGCCGCCGTTTTCGACGTCGGCTTTGAGGTTGATGACGCTGTCGTCGCCGGTCGGCCCGGCTTGCCGGTTCGGGTGGGTGTTGCGGTGTCCGTGCAGTTGGACGACGCCGTCGATGGAAAGTTCGTCGTCGACTGGGCGGTAGCTGCTTTTGCCTCTGTATATGTCGCTGCGGTCGCTTGTGCCGAGGATGAGTTCGCGGTCGACGATGTGCCGTCCGTCGATCGTCGCGTCGGCCGCTGAGGGCAGGTTGAGGCGTGTGTAGGCGGTTTGGGTGATGCCTCCGTGTGTGACGAGGTAGTCTTGCCCGCCGCATGTGAAGCGCGCGAGGGGCACAGCCCGGTCGAGGAGGGCGAGGATGTCGGCGTCCGTGTGGGCGAGGCCGAGTATTTGGTTGTGGGAGACTGCCGTTTCCGCTGGCGGGCAGGCGATGGCTCCGGAGGCGAGTCGGCGCATGAGGGTGTCGTGGTTGCCTTCGACGAGAACGACTCTGTCTGGGTCTAGGTTGGTGATTTGGCGGTAGACGTCGGCTGCGTCGGGGCCGCCGTCGAATAGGTCTCCGGCGAAGACGACGGCTGTCTCGTCGTCGAGGTCGGACAGAGCCTGCTTGAGCGCGGCAGGGCATGAGTGGACGTCGCCGACGACGGCGACGCGTGCTGGGCTGCCGAGCGAGGCGTCGGGCAGGGCGAAGAAGTCGTTGAGACTGGTCTCGGTCACTTCGACGACGTCGGGGTGGCGAGCGTTGTCGCGGGCCCGGGTGAGCATGGTTTCGAGGCTTTCCGGGTCGAGTTTTCTCACTCCTCGGGTTTCGTTGCGCCGTCGCAGTTCGTCGTCGGAGATTCCGACTTGGCAGTCAATTAGCCCGATTGTGTACCCGTATTTTTGGGCGAGTATTGCCCATTCCCCTTGCGTTCTCGCTGTCAGGTTCGTCGCGTCGACGATGACGGTGGCTCCGCAGACCATGCGGTGCTCGGCGGCTTTGTGCGCCATGGCGGCGATCGTCTTTTCCGTCCCTCCGAGGAGCGAGCGTTTCCCGTCGAGGGTGACCGCCCGTGGGTAGACGAGCTCGCGGAAAGCGTCGAAAGAGACGGTGAGCTCGGTGAGCCCGTGGGCCGAGGCGAATGTTGTTTTCCCGGATCCGGGCGCTCCGCGCAGCAAGAGCATTCTGCGCATGGGTCCTCCTTTTTGAAGTCGTGATCGTGGCGCAGACGAGGTGTGCCGAGCTGCGACGGCCGTGCGCGTGCACCGCCCCTGAAGGTCGGCACACATCTATGGCACGGCGGGAAAAGCCCGTGCCGGACTAGAAGAGAAAGGGGAAATGAATGGCCAACGCCGTCGCCTTGTTCGACTATGAGGGCAACACAATCCGCACCGCGACGGTCGGCGGTGAGCCCTGGTTCGTCGCTGCCGACATCGCCAAAGCACTCGGATACGCGTCGGCGAAAGACTTTGTCCGAGGCGTGGACGAAGAGGACAAGGGTAGGCACAATCTGCCCACCCCCTCGGGAGACCAAAGCGTGACGATCATTTCCGAAGGCGGCCTCTATACCGCCCTCGTGAAGTCCCGAACAGAACGAACCCGTCCGTTTCGGCGGTGGGTGACTCATGAGGTTCTTCCGGCCATTCGTCGGCATGGCGGGTATTTGACGCCCGCAAAGGTGGAGGAGGTTCTGTCCGATCCGGACACGATCATCCTGTTGGCCACCCAGCTGAAGGACGAGCGCAAGCGTCGTGCCGAGCTGGAGTCTCAGGTCGAGACGGACGCTCCGAAGGTGCTGTTCGCGGATTCAGTCGCCTCGTCGAAGTCGTCGATTCTTGTCGGTGATTTGGCGAAGATTCTGCGCGGCAATGGTGTGGAGATCGGTGGGACAAGGCTTTTCGCGTGGATGCGCGAGCGAGGCTTCCTTATCCGGCGGCGCGGTTCGGATTACAACACCCCTACCCAGTACGCGATGGAGCGCGGCCTGTTCGAGATCAAAGAAACGGCGATCACTCACGCTGACGGTCACGTGACCGTCTCGAAAACCCCGAAGGTAACGGGCAAGGGGCAGCAATACTTTATTAACCGATTCTTGGGGGAGGCGGCATGAACCTTCTTCTTGCCGAGACCTTGCGTCGTCAGATCGCTTCGGCGAAGGAACCCGAAGGCGAGATCGCCGACAATCGCCGTCGCATTCACGAGCTGAACGTGGAACGTTCCAGGCTCGTCGGCGAGGCGCTGGCCATCTCTCGCCGTCTCGATGAGAACGCGCAAGAGAAGCGGGGCCTTCTCAAGCGCAACACCCAACTCCAACCGGCTATCGCCAGCGTCGAGCTGGAAGCCCAGCTAGACCAGGCAGAAGGACAGACATAGGCGGCGAGTCAAAACCGCCAAAAACAATGCCTCCACCCGCGGCAACAGGTGGAGGCGGAGAAAACCAAACAATTTCCTTATTTGAAAGGTTATCACTGTCATGAAAATCGTCGAATTGCGCGCAGAGAACGTAAAGCGCTTGCGCGCGGTAGAAATCCGTCCCGACGGCGCCCTTCAGGTGATCGGCGGGCGCAATGCGCAAGGCAAGTCCTCGGTCCTCGACGCAATTTGGCTCGCGCTAGGCGGCGGAAGAGCCTCAAAAGAAACGCACCTGCCAATCCGCGAAGGGGAGAAGAGCGCGTCGGTCCGTCTCAACCTCGGGGACATCGTTGTCACCCGCTCGTGGACGCAGAAAGGAACGCAGCTCAAGGTCACGGCCGCCGACGGCGCTGCCTACCCCTCTCCTCAGGCCATGCTGGACAGGCTCGTGGGCGCTATGAGCTTCGACCCGCTCGCATTCACGCGTCTTCCTGCCGGGAAGCAACGCGAAACCCTCCTCGAACTGGTCAAACTCGACGTTGACCTTGACGCGCTCGCGGTCAAACGGCGGGAGGTCTATGAGCGTCGCGCCGAGGTCGGCCGCGAGGGCAAAGCTCTGGGCGAGGTCGCTGTCGATGAATCTCTCCCGGTGGAGGTTGAGTCCGTCTCCGACCTTCTTGACGAGTACGAGAGAGCCCAGAAGACGAATGAGCTGCGCAAAGCCTGCGAAGACTCAGTCGCCGCCCATCTCGATGACATTCGAGAGCTTCGTAAGACGATCGTCACCCTGCAAATGAGCATCGATAAAGCAGAAGACGATATCCGCGTCGCGGAAGCAGCCCTTTCGGACACCAAGGTTGAGCTCGAAGAATTGCCCGACGTGCAGGATCTCGCCGAGATCGGCAGGCGGCTGGCAGGAGTCGAAGGGCGCAATGCCCGAATCCGCGAAAACAACGAGGCAAGGAAACGCCTGGAGCGGAAAAACGCACTGCGGCTCAAGTACGAAGACCTCACGTCTGAGATCGCCGACCTCGACAGGGTCAAAACCGAGGCCCTTGCCGCCGCGAACTTCCCTGTGGACGGGTTGGGCTTTGACGAAGACGGCGTGACATACAACGGCATACCGTTCGCTCAGGCGTCAAGCGCCGAGCAAATCAGGGTGTCGCTGGCGATGGCGATGGCTCTCAACCCCGAGCTGAAGGTGCTTCGCATCAAGGACGGGTCCCTTCTTGACGGAGACGCGATGGAGGCGATTCGCGAGCAGATTGTCGAGCGCGATTTCCAGCTGTGGATCGAACGCGTCGGCGACGCCGACGCCGGTGCGGTCATTATCGAAGACGGCGAGGTCGCATCATGACGAAATTCGTTGTCACGTTTGGCCCGGATCATGCGAGCAGGTTTCGGCTGCCGGACCACAGAGGCTATGTCGAGGTGATCGCGGCGTCGATGACTGCCGCGCGCGAGGTCGCGTTCAAGTGGCTGGGAGACCAGTGGTGCAATCTTTACGCGGCGGATCAGGCGCGTCTTGACCGTTTCCCGTCTGGCTGTTTCGGGATGGCGACGACCTCGACGATGGTCTGGAAGCGAGCAGCAGCATGAAATGCCTGCTTTACCCGCTGGGCGGGATCGCAGCGACCGTTTCGTTCCTGTCGCTTGTCACGGCTGCGGGCCAGGCCCGCGGCTGGGCGGGCCTGGGCTTGCTGGGCGCAGCACTCGCCGCCCCTCTGGCCATCGCCGCCGCGATCGCGGCCGTCCTTCCACGCGAGGAGGACGAGCAATGATCACGCAAGTCGTGAAAATACGCGGAAAGATCGTGTTCCGGTTCGGGGCCGACACATTCCAAGTCACCCGGTCTGAGGCCGTCCGCCTGGCGGTCGAAGCCCTCACAGCCGCGAGCGCCGTGCCGATTGAGGCTGTGGTGGACGGTGACGGAGTGCTGATTGCCTTCGACCCCGGGCGGCACAACTTCCATATCGAAGCTGACCTCGCCGACGCTCTCTCTATCGATCTGGGGGACGCGGCAGACGAGGCGCGGGTGCCGGTCGAGCTTCGCGAGATCGACGTCGTCGGCGACAACGCCGACCAGATCATCGCCTACAGGAAAGACGACTGGCAGGGCGGGGGCGACGCGGCATGACCTCCAAGCGCATTCAAAAAGTCTGGGAAGAATTCCAGGCCAACACCGCCTCACACCAGCTCTGCGTCGCCCACGACTCGGGCCTGTACCGCCACCTACGCGTCGGTGTGCCCGCGACCCGGCTGTGGGGGTGGGAGATCGCCACATGGCCCGGAGCGCTCGCGATCCACGGCGACGTCGTGCAACCCGAGATCTTCACGGGAGCGTCCGACATGCTCGTCGGCTTCTTCGACGTCGCCCCAACCGACGACGACGGCGTCCCGCCAATTGATTTCGCCTACTGGGCCGAGAAAACCGGCGACCCCGCCCACACGAGGGTCTTTTCCCGCGAGGCGTTCAGGGACGCAGTCGAAGACGCCGCGCGGCAGGCCCTCGCCGACGGGCTCATCTCCAAAAGCGAAGCAGACCGCGTCGCCTTCGCGGCTAGCTGCGTTGAAAACGAGGACGACGTCGCCATCGTTCTCCGCGAGACCGAGCCCCCGGTCGCCGAGAGCCTGTCCGGCGAGGACGCCCGAGAATTTACCGACAGCTTCCTTCGAGCCTGCTTCGCGATCCACAAGACCCGCCAGATGGGAGGGCAGACCCGATGACCACCGCGTATGACATGGGGATCGTCTTTCCCCTCCACGAGACCGTCCAACCGGGCGACATCACCGTCACCGGCGGCGACGTCGAAGACACCGTGCGCATGCTGTTCTGCCAGACGTGCACACGCCTCGGCCTCGAACTGGAAAGCCGGATCTCGGTGGACGTCCACACCGCGGACGTGCAGGCCTCCGCCCGCGTGACCGGGGCCGCCGGGCTCCCCCGGCACTTCAAAGAAGACCGATGGGAGGACGCAGCATGACGCATCTTCTCACCGGCGTCGAGGGCGTGGTCGAAAACCTGCCCGACCGCGTCTACCACTCCGACGTCGAAACGTTGTCCTCAACCGGCGCAAGGAAAATCCTCCGCTCGCCTGCTCTTTTCCGGTACGAACAGGACCATCCTGCCGAGTACAGTCCGACGTTCAATCTGGGGCACGCAGCTCACACGATGGTGCTCAGCGCCGGGGCGGCTATCGAGCGGATCGATGCCGACAGCTATCGGACGAAAGACGCCCGCCACTTGCGGGAGGAGGCCCTAGCTGAGGGAAAAACACCCTTGCTTCCACGCGAGTATGACCAAGTGACGGACATGTATCAGGCATGTCTGGATCATCCCGTGGTCGGCAAACTAATCGAACGCGACGATCTCGTGCGCGAAGCGTCCATGTTCTGGGTGGACGGGGCGACGGGCGCAGCCTGCCGGGCCCGCCCCGATCTTGCCACCGCGGATTGGTCACTCCTCATCGACTACAAAACAACCGTGGATGCCAGTCCCGCCGGATTCGCGAAGTCGCTCGGCAACTTTTGGTACCACTGCCAGCAAGCCTGGTACATGGACGCCGTCAAGCACTTCACCGGGCGGGACCCCGCCTTCGTTTTCATCGCGCAGGAAAAGACTCCTCCCTATCTCGTCGGCGTCTACGTCGTGGACCAGACCGCGATCGAGCTCGCCGACGCAATGAACCGCAAAGCACGCTTCACCTGGAAGGCGTGCACCGAGACGGGCAATTGGCCCGGCTACACGCCGGAGCCGACCGTCGTCCCCCTTCCGTACTGGTCTGAAAAGACCCTCACCGAGGAATACATCGACAATGAATAACAATCCCAATATCCCCTCCGTTTCCGTCGCCCCAGTCGCCCGCGCGACCTCTCAAGCGACCACAATTGAACAAACCCGCGCAATCGCCGACGTCCAAGCCGCCGCCCAGATGGCCCGAGTCTTCCCCCGCGACGAAGCCGCCGCACTCGCCCGAGCCCTCGAGGAGTGTTCGAAGATTGAGCTCGCCGAGCGCGCATTTTTCGAGCTCAAACGCGGCAAAAACCCGGTAACAGGCCCGACAGTCCACCTCGCGAAGCAGCTCGCGAGGGCATGGGGGAACGTAGTCTTTGGCCTGAAAGAGCTTCGACGCGAGACTGGGCAGTCCGAGATGATCGCTTTCGCGTGGGATCTCCAGGACAACGTCCGGTCTGAGGCGACCTTCATTGTGGAACATCGTCGCCCTGGGAAATCCGCCGCAACCTTGGAATCCACCACAGATATCCAGGAAAACAACACTAGCATGGGAGCGCGCCGTCTTCGCGAGATGATCTTTGACGTCCTTCCTAAGTCCTTCGTGGAGCAGGCTATCGCCAAATGCCACGAAACCCAGCAGAAAGGCGGGAGCGAAAAGACTATCGCTGAGCGGCGCGCGGGCATGATCGCCGCTTTCGAGGAAATCGGCGTGTCGAAAAGGCGGCTCGAAGACAAGATCGGCGCGCCGTCGGCCGAGTGGACATTGAAAGATATCACCGATATGGCGATCGTCTACAACTCGATCCGCGAGGGCTCGATGCGCGTCGACGAGGCATTCCCCCGCACGCCGACCGTGACCGCCACCGACCTCATCGGCGTCAATACCGAAACCGGGGAGGTGACCGGCAAGTGACCACTCCCCTCGATCTGATCCCGCCCGTAGAAGACAGGCAGGAAGGCGCACTCTGCCGACAGATCGGCACCTGCCTCTTTTTCCTAGAGAAGGGCCAGTCAACCGCCCCCGCACGGCCCATCTGCGCCGAAAGAAAGGCTTTAGCCGCATGAAACCCTACTACAGCGAAGAGCTCGCAACCGTCTACCACGGCGACTGCATCGACGTCATGTGCGAGCTGCCCGACGGCAGCGTCGACGCCGTAGTTACTGATCCGCCCTACGGGATCCGTTTCATGGGCGAATCGTGGGACGGCACGGATATCGTGAAACGGCGGGAGCGGGGCAAGGAAACCTCTCCGATGCCTGAGGGCGTCGGCGGCCCCAACGGCGGCTACCGTTCCCTCGCCGCCGAAGCCGGACGCTACAACCGGTCGCTGAAAGCATCTTTGGCGTTCATGGACTGGTGCAGGGAATGGGCTTCGGAATGTTACCGGCTGCTCAAGCCGGGCGGGCACATGCTCGCCTTCGGCTCCCCACGCTGCTACCACCAGCTCGGTATGGGGATCGAGCTTGCTGGCTTCGAGGTGAGGGATACGGTTGCTTGGCTTTTCGCCCAGGGGTTCCCGAAGAGCCTCGACGTCGCGAAAGCGATCGAGACCAAGGGCGGGGACGCGCGCCCTTGGTACGGCTGGGGAACCGCGCTAAAACCTGCTTTCGAGCCGTGCGTAGTCGCCCGCAAGCCCATCACAGGCTCGGTAGCCGATAACGTCCTCGCCAACGGCGTCGGCGCGCTCAACATCGACGCGCGCAGGATCCACACGGAAGGCTCTGAGGGATGCGAATACAAGGTCAAACGGTTCAAGTCCGGCTCTGAGTTAGCGAAGACTAAGGGCAATTGGAGGCCCGACGACGGCGAAGAGTACGTGGGCAAGACCACCGACGGCAGGTGGCCTACGAACGTCGCCCTCGACATCACGGCCGCCGACGAGCTTGACTCGCAAACCGGCGACCTCCCCGACGCAAAACCACACACCCTTCGCCGCAGGGGGATCGGGTACGGATCCAGCTCAACCGGTGGCGACGCCGAACTTGGCTACGAAGACAGCGGCGGAGCTTCCCGGTTTTTCCCGGCCTTCCGGTACGAGGCGAAAGCATCCAGCGCGGAGCGCCCAAAAGTCGGCGGCGTCCAGCATCCAACCGTGAAACCGTTGGACCTCATGCGCTGGCTCGTCCGCCTCATCACCCCGCAAGGCGCGACCATCCTCGATCCTTTCGCTGGGTCGGGCACGACCGTTGAAGCGTGCATAGGCGAGGGTATGCGGTGCATCGCGATCGAGCGTGAGGAGCAGTACCTTCCGCTCATTGTCGAGCGCATGTCGAAGCCGATCGACGTCCCTCTTCCTTGGGGGGACCTGTCATGAGCTGCACGATCGGTTCTCTTTTCACGGGCTGCGGCGGTCTGGACATGGGCGTCGAAGCCGCGTTGGGCGAGGCCCGCAAGGCATGGGTTTGCGACGTCGAATCTGGACCTCGGAAGCTTTTGGCGTTCCGGTCGCCGACTCTTCCCAATCTTGGAGACGTCGCCAAGGTCGATTGGGGACAGGTTGAACCGGTGGACGTCCTCGTCGGCGGTTCACCCTGTCAAGATCTGTCCCTCGCCGGAGGTCGGGCCGGGATGCGCCCTGGAACCAGGTCCGGCCTGTGGGAGTCGATGCTCCAGGCGATCGACGTCCTGCGTCCGCATTTAATCATTTGGGAGAACGTCTATGGGGCCCTGTCGGCGCCGGCTTTTAGCCTTCTGGAATCAAGATCGGGACGTCTGGGAGTCCACGGCCATGGACCTGTTCTCCGGGCTGCCGGACGTGTACTCGGAGACCTTGCCGGCCTCGGGTATGACACGTGGTGGACGATTGTACGCGCTAGCGACGTCGGAGCTCCCCACCGGCGAGCAAGGCTCTTCCTCACTGCTTCCGACGCCCACCGCGAACCTTGGCATCAACGGTGGCAGCCAAAACCCAGCAAAACGACGCGCTGGGGGCCACTCGCCGAATCTTGCGGATGTGATCGAGAAGAGTTGAGGCTCTTGCCTACGCCGACGTCCTCACAGATGGATGGACGCAAGTCGCCCGGCTTTTCGGGCAGCGGCTCCTTCTATGACCTCGTGCAAGCAGGCAGGGAAGGTTTCGCGCCGTACCTGCCTGCAATCCGGCGGTGGGAAAAGACGACCAGGCCCGCACCCGACCCCCTGGACGGAGGCAGGCTGTCCACCCGGTTCGTCGAGTGGATGATGGGCCTGCCCGAAGGGTGGACAACCAGCCCGCACGTGAGCCTCACGCGGCGTGAACAGCTTCGAATCCTCGGCAACGGCGTCGTACCCCAGCAAGCAACATATGCCCTCAGACTCCTCGCCGAAATTGCGCGACACACCAAGGAGAAACAATGACTCGCAACCGCCAATCCGCAAGAAAAGCAGGATCCTCATTCGAGCGCATGGTGGCCGACTTTCTCGCGGCCGCGCTCGAGGACGACCGTATTGACCGGCGTCCGAAAACGGGCGCGAAAGACAGAGGCGACATCGGCGGCGTCCGGCACATGGGAGGCCGGATCGTCGTCGAGTGCAAGAGCACTACCCGCATGGAGCTCTCCCGCTGGCTCGCCGAAACAGAAGTCGAGCGGGGGAACGACGACGCTTTGGCGGGGCTCGTCGTGCACAAACGCCGCGGCAAGGCCGCTCCCGCCGAGCAGCTAGTGACCATGAGGCTCGGCGACCTCGCCGCCTTGCTGACCGGAAGGAAAGAAGATGCGTAGCTGCAAATGTCAAAGGCCCGGGGTCGGCGGGAGGCCGCACGACGGTTGCCGCGCCCGCTGTCTCAAACGCCGCGAAGACTATCGGAGAGGGGACCGGAAATGAGCGGAACCAAGTCAATGTCAATAGTTTCGTACAGCGGGCTAGGCGACCTCGAACGCGTCGACAAGCCACGTAAATGCGGACTGTGCGGCGCGTACATCGAGCCTGAGGAGTGGCACATTCGTTCATACCACTACCCCGAGGGGCAGAAGCGAAGGTCACCGTTCACGTCGTGCATGCCCTGCTCGGACGTGATCAAATGGGCCGCCGCCGGGGGCTACGAGGAAGGCGGGCTCGTGAACTCGTGGACCGCCGACGGCTGGGCTTTCGCATGCGAGGTGCAGCCGTCTCGCCCCGAGCACTACCGGGCGCAGTCGGCGGCGAAGGCCTACCGCGAGCGCCGAGAAAAGCAGCTCGCAGACGAGTGGGAACGCGGCAGGAAAGGAGCCGACCGTGGAAACGCTGGATGACTGGCGTCGCAAGTCGCGCGGGAAGGTAAAGTGCTCGCTTTGCGGCACTACCATCTCGAAAGGCGTCGAATACCACGTATCGAAAAACGTTTACGACGGGTGCATTTACGAATGGAAAGAGTGCCCGGACTGCTCAGCAATCGCCAGATACTTCTACGAGCGCAACTGGAAATATCTGGACGACTGCGGCTACACCGCCGACGACGTCGACGAAATGTGCCTCGATGCTTTTGCAGACGGCGTTGACCCCGCCCTGAGAATCCGCGAGGTCCAGGTGATGTGGGCCTATCTGAAGCGACGTGGACTGGAGGATCACACATGACCTGGTTCAAAGTTGACGACTCTTTCTGGTCGCATCCTAAAGTGCTGGCTGTTTCGTCGGCGGCGGTCGGCCTTTGGGTGCGCGCCGGTTCCTATTGCGCGCAGCATGTCACGGATGGATTCCTCGCGGATTCCGCAGGGACACTTTTCGGACGGGATTTTGACACGCTCGCAGACGAGCTTGTCGAGGCTGGACTGTGGCTTAAAACTGACGGTGGCTATCAGTTTCATGAATGGACGGAGTATCAGCCGTCGAAAGAGTCGGTAGTCCAGAAAAGGGCGGCAGACCGCCAAAGAAAAGCTAAAGCGCGAGGAAAACGAGCGGCTGTCCTCGCGGATTCCGCGGGGACTCCGAACGGAGTCGCGTTGGAATCCGTTCTACCCGACCCGACCCGACCATATATAAGTATTACTTCTAAAGAAGTAATACGTTCGAAATCCGCTGACACGGACCAGAAACCGAAAAAGCCACAAAAAACACCCGCCTCCAAGCCGGAACCTGAAGTGCGCGAGGACGTCAAGGCTGTGATCGAAGCCTTCCAGGCATCGCTCGACGCCCGAGGGGTCAAACGCGGCCGAGTCACGAAAGCCTGGCGAGACGCGGCTCGCCTCATGCTCGACCGCGACGGGCGCACCGTCGAGCAAGTTCAGCGCTGCTGCCAATGGCTCGCCCAGGACCCGTTCTGGCGCAAGAACATCCTTGCCCTGCCGAAGCTTCGCGAGCAGTACGACCGGCTGCGCCTGGCGGCCGAGTCCGAGCGGACGCCTCGCAAGCGGCTTGCCGTCCAGGACGACGAGTACGCCTGGCTTGACGCACGAGGCGGGATCGCCTCATGAGGGCCTATGCCGACGCCGGGCTGGAACGCGCCGTCATCGGCGCGGCCATGGCGGGCCCGACTGCCCGCGAAGATCTCCTCGCGGTGCGTCCCGAGCATTTCGTCGATCCCCGGCACGCCGCCGTGTGGAGCCTGATTTGGGCGATGGACAGGCAGGGTGAGGCCCCGACGCCGCAGACGGTCGCCGCCAGCCTCGACCGGATTCCCGCGCGGCTGCGCACCGGGATTGACCCGGTATGGGTCTTCGACGCGTATACGGCCGGGACGCCTGCGACGTCTGCGGCGGTTTTCGCCGATCGCCTGGTCAATCTCGCCGGGATGCGCCGCCTTGCGGACGCGTTGTCGCGGGCAGGACAGCTTGTCGAGGGGATTTCCGACGCGTCGGAGGCTCTGGAGCTTGTGCGCGGCGAGATCGACTCCGCTCAGCCAGACGCCCGCATCGGCGGCATGGTCGGCGAGGACATCGATGAGACTCTCGCTTCGCTTGCTGCGCCCCAGGCGATCTACGAGACTCCGTGGGAGTCTTTGAACGGGATCATCCGCGGGTGGAGGCCTGGCGGGCTGTACGTGATCGGGGCGCGTCCCGGCGCCGGGAAGACCATTGCGGGAGTTCAAGCAGCGCTAGCCTTGGCCAATATCGGACCGGTCGCGTTGAACAGCCTCGAGATGGGCCGCCGCGAAATTCACGCCCGCATCCTCGCGAACCGGACCGGGATCTTGCTCGGCAAACTGTTCGGCACCACGAGGCATTTTCGCGGCTTGTCGCGGGAGGAGGAGGCGGCCATCGTCCGCGAGCTCGACGGACTGCGCGCCCTGCCGCTGTCGATTGACGACCGATCCAGCGTGAGCGTCGCAGACGTGCGGGCCCACGCTCGCAGCCTCACCCGCCACGGCAGGCTCGCTGGCGTGGTCGTGGACTATCTCCAGCTCATGACCGGACAGGCCGGGGACCGGCGTCCGCGCCACGAGATCGTCGCGGACCAGTCGCGGCAGCTGAAGATGCTGGCCAAGGACCTCGACTGCCCTGTGATCGCCCTTTCCCAGCTCAACAGGGCGTCTGAGACGCGGGATTCTCGCGCCCCTTCGCTCGCGGATCTTCGCGAGTCTGGGGCGATCGAGCAGGACGCCGACGCGGTGCTGCTGCTGCACATGCCCGAGCACATGGGCGATGCCGGGGTGCGCGAGCCGATGCTGGATCGGCTGACCGTCACCGTCGCGAAAAATCGCCAAGGCCCTCAGGGCAGGGTCACTCTCGCCCGCAACGCTGCCTTCGCTTCCCTGGATGACATTCCTGGGCAAACCGACAACAATATTTACTGAAAGGAAACCAATTATGACCGCAACCGTCACCGTCACCGGCAACGTCGGACAAGACCCCGAAATCCGGTATACGCAGAGCGGGAAGGCCGTGTGCACGCTCAGCGTGTGCGCGACTCCCCGCCGCCAGAATCGGCAGACCCAGGAGTGGGACGACGACGGCGAACCCGTCTGGTTGAAGATCGACTTTTGGGACGGCGACGCCGAGGTCGTCGCTGACGCGGTCAAGCGCGGCAACCGCGTCAGCCTCGCCGGAACCCTCGCTGTCGACGCTTGGACGGGGCAGGACGGGCAGCGCCACGAGCGCCTCGTGCTCCGCCACCCAAGGTTCCTGGGCATCGTCCCCAAACCGGGAAACACTCGCGAGAGCACACAGAAGCCAGCCTCGAAGGCGCACAGGCACGAACCCTACCCCGGTAGCGTCCAGCCCGAGAACGCGGCCCAGAACGGCACACAGCAGCTCCCCGGATCGTGGGAACCGCCCGCCCGTCAACCGTACGACCAAAAAGCCCCCTTCTAAGCCGAAAGGAAAACTACAATGGAATACACGACGATCCTACCCGACGAACCCAAAGGCCCGCTCTGGGACAGGCGCGGACAAAAATGGGAGCTCTGGTTCGACGGTTTCTGGAGGCTAGCAGGCCCCGACGACATGTGCCCCATCCGCTGGGGAAACCTTCTCAAAACAGAAGGCACACTCTATGACGCCCCGCCCCAGGAATACACGTGGAAAGACGTCGCCGCCAACCACGCCTATTTCGCTGAGATCGACGTCCTCGACGACGGGCAAGAACCCCTTCGTGTCAAGGGGCTATTTACCTCCGCCGACGGTGAAAGCCTCACATCCCCGACCGGGAAAATCTACTCGAAAGGCAAGGCGATCATCGTATCCCTGCGCGAGTACGGGAACAAAGAATACAAAGCCCTCGCCCAGAAAGTCCTCGACATTTACATGCCGGGATACTTCGAAATCAACATCGCTGAAGACAACGAGGAAGCGGACGAACACACCCTAAACAAGCTAGAGCAACTTCAAAAAGAACTCCAAGCATCATTGAATACCGGGGAGAAAGGGGCAGAGAAGTGACTACCAGCAAGCAAGTTAAAGACTGGCTTCAGCTCACAATCGACCGGCGGGCAGGCAGAACCGGCCCGCAGCAAGAAGCCGAAGAAGCCTGCGCACGCCGAGCAATTGAGCTCATATTCGAGCATGAAACACTCGTACGACGCCTAAATGACATCTATAACCCATATAATTTCCCGCCGGAAGCCACATGGGACGCACTCGACGTCGACGAAGCATTAGCGGATCTCCGCGACCTGCAAAAGGACTACCCGTGCAAAGCGGAGGAAGCCTAATGATCACGATCAACGAGATCCGCAGCGAACTCCGCCGTGCCGTCGAATACGGCGAGGGACTGCGTAACGCCAGTCCCGAGCATGACCGAGCTCTCGAGTGCGCCCGCCGCACCCTGGAAATCGTCGACGAGTACGAAAAGCTTGTACGGCGAGTGCTTAACCTGCAAGTCCCCAGTGGCATGCCCAAGTATGTCTATGAGCAGTACGACCTTGGCATTCTCGGCGACGTGGCCGATCTCCAGCGAGAATACAGGAGGAAGATCTGA